GACTCACTACTAGTTTACGATCACACCATTCCATATTATCCTCGAAAAAAAAAAAAAGAAATTTCCCTCTACCAACCCATAAAGGGTCAGTAGAGGGTTTATTAATTTATGTTCAAAACACTTTCAATGAATGAAGGTATTTCTTTTGCTGGATCATCTCCAGGCAGTTCAGCATTAAATGCTCTATATTGTTGTTGAAATCTGACTGTCATGTCGTCATTCATATACATTCCAATTGTACTGTACTTTTCAATACCTTTACAAACAGAGAACACTAAATAACGACCTTGTGCTGAATGTGTAGCATAGCCACCAGCACAATGACGCATTGATGTGCCTTCTACACCTATCTCAAAAGCAGATAATAATGGCCTTACCGTATAACCCTTATATCCAAACTCTCCGATATTAAGTTTATCGGCCCATTCAAACATAGCTGTACTATATTCAGCGGCCATTGCTTTTCTTACAATTGTCTCATGCTCTTCACGAAGACGTCTTAAAGACCACTTAAATATGTCTTTATCATTGTTTAAAAGTCGATCTGTATCATAATAAAGCTGAACTACTGGTTCTAGTGTCTTTCGTTTTGACCAAGAACCTTTACAATTAAGTGATAAAAATATCAGACACTTAGGATCTACATTAATATTCCACGTACCTAACAGAGTTGTTGGTACATTAATAATATCTTTTAATGTTTCAGCTTTAAGATTTTCTTTCTTGTGACCGACATGTCTTTTAACATAGTCTGCAAGCATTTTATTTCTACTAAGACTGTTTTTACAAAGTGTTTTCCAAACAAAGCTGCCTAATAGACTTTTTAACTCTGAAGTATCCTTTTCAAACAAAAGGATAAATGGAATAATATTAACATTGTTATCCGAGATTGCTTGCTTTATCAAGGCTAGATTAGAAGTTACAGCTTCTAGTTTATTTCTACTAATGTTTCTATTAGCACCAAAACAAAACTTTAAACGAATGTCGTTTGGAATTGGTTTAACGAAAGCTTCATAAAATTTAGCATTAACAAGCTTTTTAAATTTTGCTTGAGATGTTCTTAATTTATTAAAAATAGCTTTGTTAAATGTCTTAGTATAATTTGCTGCGTCGTATTTTCCTCTAGGACTATTAGGAAGATTTGTCATAACTTCTGAGCGTATCTCATCCATCACATTTGCAGCTTTTAAGATTTCTTTAGTGTTAATAAATTGAGCAAATCTATTAAACTTAACTTCACCGATTTGAACATATGTCTCAGGCTCATAGCCAATTTTTACTGGAAGTCCGTAATTGTTCATGATTGAAAAAATAAAAAATAAAACCCTCACAAGCATCCAATTAAGGACACTTGTGAGGGTTTGTTTAAAGTTTAGCTAATTTACTTTGAATTTCTTGAACAGATTCACTTACTGCAACAGAATCACCATTATTAAACTCAATAATAGTGTCTTCAAAGTCATTACAAGGTGTAATCAGCCTAATAGCATTTAGCATTATAATTACAATGTTGCTATCTGTTGCGTTGGTAAGAGTAATAAACATATTAGCTGCTTTCGAATTTCACAACGTAGCCAAATGGCACAATACCATCTACAATGCTTTTCCAATGAGCTTTAACTTGCTCACCTGCATTCTCAACAGTTTCGAAATTTTTCTTAGCTTCTGATTGGAGATACTTCCAAACATCTTCTTCAATGACTGTATCAAAGTCACCAAAATATTGAGGATACAACATTTTGTTGTAACTCATAAGACGCATTGGGCCTTCTAAGTGCATCCAATTACGCATAAATTCCCACATGACAGCACCAGCTTGAAAGCCAGTAATACCGCCTTGTTCTTGTTTATTCATCAATTTGCCAGCTTGAACTGCTGTTGCTGCGATAGCATGACAAATAGTACCATAATCGTGATCATAATCTTTATTAAGCTTTTCAATAAAGGCATTAATATCAGTCACTTCCTCGGAGTACCATGCTTGAATAATATCACGGTCTTTTTCAGTAATTGCTGTTTTCATTTGTCTTCCTTTTCAGTTTAAAGTTCAGATTCGACTGTTGATAGTTGATCTTCGATTGACTCATATGCATTTCGAAGAACATCTGCCTTCTCCGTGTATTCATCTGCCTTGCTAGAGAGATTGTCTGGAAGATTTGAGGCTTTCTCATCTTCTTCTCCTGCTATTGCATCAAATTCAGATAAAGCTTCTCTAATTGAATCAATTGCCTTTGATATTCGATCTCTTTGATCTTTGTTCATTTGTCTTCCTTTTCAGTTAAATTGGTAGGCCGTATAGGGTTTGAACCTATGACCAACGGATTATGAGTCCGCTGCTCTAACCAACTGAGCTAACGGCCCATTAAATGGTGTGCCTGACCGGAATCGAACCGGTACGCTTTTCAGCGACAGATTTTAAGTCTGTTGTGTCTACCTATTTCACCACAGGCACAAGTATTAAGGATTCATATTACGGTACAAAGCACGTACTTTAAATAAATCTCTCTTAGCAATTGCAATTTCAGAAGGTGTTCTAGCTTTCCAGAGATTCTTTAGAACCTCATAGCAAAAGAAGAACTCTTCTCTTTTCCACTTATCCATAGAATCTCCTTGGCCTGCCCTACATGATTCGAACATGTGACCTACAGCTTAGAAGGCTGTTGCTCTATCCAACTGAGCTAAGGGCAGGTGCTATTACTTAATACGCATAAACTCGATCGTATTTTTAGCGTTATTACGACAGGTAGCGTAATTACCTTTACCTACAAGACGCACAGCAGCACTTGCAACTTGAGATTGAAGGCTGTTAAGCGAATGACCTTCTAGTGGCTTAAACTCGTATACATCGCCAATATTGGAAGATTTTAAAATATCACTAAAGTGATAGAGATCTTCCCAAGGTATTTGACGAGGCGCTCTTGCTTCCTTTTCAGAAACCACTAGAGTTCCGATAGTCTTGCCTTTAAAATCAATAATTGCGTAATCTAGTCCAAGTGCATCTAGACGACTAACACAGTCCTTAAGAATTCGATCTTTGATACTCATTTGAAGTTCCTCATTGCATAGTTAACTTGACGAACAAATTCATTCCAATTAGGGTTAATGTAAGTTGTTTTAAAGATTTCTTTATCCTTTTCTGTGATTGTGAAATAACATTCTTCACTGTTTTTGAAGTCATCTAACTGAATCAAAGCAACTTCAATGTCATTTGACAGTTGTTTACGTGCATTGGGAAAACACAAATGGTAAATACGTTTAGCAGGACGATGAATTCTCAACAATCCTGTATTCATGTTTACAATAAGTTTTCCACCAGATGTAAGAACATCACTAATCAAACCACTTTGAAGCATTGGTCCAGAAGGTGTTACTACCATATAGTTTTCATTCTCTACACGAATATATGAAGGCATTTTTAGGCTTTCTTTGGTTAACGTTGGAAGATTCCAACCCAAGGAGCACTGCAAGGTTTTGACCTTGACCACAATGCCCTATGGGTTGAAGACTGATCTTTAATGATCAATCAACAGCTTGCTTTATACGCTTTCTCAAGGCATACAAAGCCGTACGATTTAGAGTTTGAGAGACTCAACTTGCGCAGACTATTTTATATCGTGAGTTTAAATAGTCTTTAAAAGTTATCAAATAATCTTAGTTGTTTTTCTACTCTATAAATAGTTTTACCTTCTTGCATGTCATAAACTTCACCTTTTGAAATTTTATTTGCAAGCTTTATTGCTGAACTTTTATTTTTAAATACAACAGTTACTTGGATATTATCTAAGAACCCTGTTACTTTAAATCTGCCTGGCCTGTAGATCACCTTGTCTCCTTAAAGATGGTGCTACTTGTCTGATTTGAACAGACGACCTACTGCTTACAAGGCAGTTGCTCTACCGCTGAGCTAAAGTAGCATTATTGATAAATTACCGAAATAATTTCGACTCTATATCCCTGTCCTCTATATCTATTTATGATTTCTTTCTCAGCTTGCTTATGTTTATCCTTAGAAAAGAACCATACAGATTCTTCTCTACGTTCAACAAAGCCTTCTTTGTTTTTAAGCTGAAATTTGACCACATATTCTTCTGTACGACTATTAACTTTTATTTTCTTCATAAGTTACCTAGTTAAATAATGGCGGAAAGTGTGAGATTCGAACTCACGGAACCTTTCGATTCACTAGTTTTCAAGACTAGCGCAATAGACCACTCTGCCAACTTTCCTTACGAAAAAAATCCCCACGTGTGATCGTGGGGAATAAAAACCTAAAGGATAGTCCTGAAAAGGAGACAAAACCTCGACTAGCCTAAAGATTTTTTAATATCACACTTAAATACTCTTCTCAAAGCACTTAAGTGTGCCTAGCATTTGAAACGCATTACCTAATAAATGGTAGTAGAATTTCGTAGGTCGCTAGGCTAACCTTGTAGAAATAGCGAGCAGTTTAGGGACTATGCTCAGGTCTAAACCACTGTGCAATCTGTAGCAGATGACACACTCTATAAGAGTAAGTGGTTCTGTTACTTACGCAGCTTGGTTAGCTTTCTCAGCAGCTTTCTTAGCACGATAAGCAGCAAGAGCCTCAGCAGCTTTCGGGTTCACTTCACGCTTCTGAACGCCAGCTTCATAGGCGGCAAGGATAGCATCCTTGTTAGCGATAACCCAGTTAGCCAGCTCTTCATTACCTTCAGAAGCGGCAACCAAAGAGTTACGAGCAGCAGTAGCCTTTTCAGCTTCGTCCATACGCTTGACAGAAGGCCAACGGAAAGAATCCAAAATAGCACCAGTATTTTCTTGCAAGAATGCAATCTTGCTGTTACCTTGGATTTCCTTCAGAGCTTCCAAAGCCTTAGACAGCTTGTTATGCTCAGACTTCGTAACACGGCGAATAGTGCCAGTTTCGAAAGCAACTTCAACAGCTTCTTGATGATCAACCAACCAAGCGGTCAGTTCAGCATTGCCACCAGTCACTTTGGACATCGCTTCTTTGATCATCGGCTTGCGAAGATAATTCAGAGCTTCAGCCTTGGTGTCAAAGGTCTTGCCATCGGGTGTGGTGAATACTTGCTTGAGTTCCATTTTCAAATTTCCTTAAGATTGTGAAATGACAGCACTGCGCTATCATATAAGATACCATTTTTAACGCAAACGGCCAGCGTTGGGAAACCTAACTCTATTTTCAGAAATAGGGTTAATTTAACGGGTTGTCTAGGGATCGTTCATCTATTAGTCTCCTTTGGTTTCAAACTGCCCCAAGGGGCTACCCAGACAGGCCATGGTGGAGCTGTGCGGGCAACTCATGGGGCAACTCTTCCCGATCCTTGCGGCTTGCACCTCGGGGCGATTTAAAGTGTTTATTTTTAGATTAAATTTAACTATACTGGACGTAGCTCTGGCAATACACTTTTGACATACCCATCTTTGTCGCATAGTATTTTCAGGTATTTTTAAATATTTACCTGTAAGACAATCTGATACTTTACAGACTGTACAAAATTTATGACTAAATTTTTGAGAGAGCATGACTACGAACTACCTTAAAACCTGCAGCATGTTTATGACCACCACCGTTATATTTAGCGGCAATCTCTGAGACATCAATACCTGTAGGTTTTGATCTCAAACTAAACACTCGATGATTTTCTGTATCATAATATGTCATAGAGAATGGGTATCCTTCTGACATAACACTTCCAGCATCACTTGCATACAAGCCATTAAGGTTTGCAATTGGTACATTGTAACCTTCAAACTCTATGTGTCGTTTACATTGAGCTATCAAGCCACAAAGATCCATTTGATATTTACGCTCAATAATTTTACCCTCTTTAACTAAGTCTTTAATACCGACTTTAGTAAGCTTCATTAGCTTATCATATTCAGTCATAGACTTTTCATAGGAAAATACAGCAGACATTATTTCACGAGTATGAGGTAGTTCAAACTTCCACAAGTCTCGATCTTGAATGTGTTTCAGAAGCTCTGGCAGTTTTCTTTTATGACCACTCGTGTCTTTAACATACTGCCATGCAATCATAGCACCACTCATGCTGTCTGTTGCATAATCCATTGAAAAGTTTGGAAGTGCCGCAAGATCCCATAAATCGTCAAGTGCTGATTTATGATGATCGAGCAGTACAACTTTGTTAGCGTATTTACAAATCATTTCCATTACATCGTGTTTATACGAGAAGTCTACCATGTAAACATCTCGATCGAACACATCTGGTGGTGGAACATTATAAACACCAGGATAATAATCAAACGAATCTTTGTACTGTTTCCAGAAACACCATGCAGCAGCTAAGCCGTCTGCGCAGTCTTTGTGATATATAACTAAAGGCTTTTGCATTTTAATTTCCATATTTGAGTTTCACTTTTTGATTGATTTCTTCAGCAGCTTTGTACCAAGCTATCGGTCTGATAATTTCATTTCCAGTTTCTACAGGTTCTCCTTTCTTAAGAACATAATCTGTATAGTATCTAAGAGCTTCAATAACAACAGCTTGTGAAAGTGCACCTGAATTTGAATAGTTCATAATCCAAGTAATAAATTCATTATTTGTTATCTTTTTAAGGGTGTCTTCAGTGAATTCCATTTTAAATCCTTATTCAAAAATTTCGTCAATTAATTTTGCAAGATAAGTGCTATCAATCTTTTGATTCGCTTCTTTAGTTTCTAAAGCTCTCAGCAATTGATGCATATAAGCTTGATCTACACCAGTAAGCTGTTCTTTCAGTACAGCAGGGTCTTTTAAATCTATTTCATTAATCTGCCAGATAATTTTTAAGAGCTGACCTGCAGTAATTCGCCAACCTCTTTCAATAAATTTCCTGATTCTAAAGATAGATGCAATTGGGTACAAACTTCCTTTATAGATAAGAGTTTTTGATAAAACACACTCTAGAGCTTCTGGATGCAATACTAGGGAATCTGCTTGATAGTCGTAGTAGCACATTGAATGTGCATAGTCATAATTCTCGTGAATTTCTTCTGGAGAACCGTAAAAGCGAATTACTAGTTGTACTTTATCTGAAAGTGTGATCGCATTCTCTGAAAAGAACACAGGCCTAAATTTAGTTTTCTTATCCTTTACGATTTCAACTAAATCTGTTGCAGTTTCCATTGGATCTGTTTTAAGAGAATCCATAAATTCATCAGCAGATACTTCACCCTCGCCTTCGAAGTAACGATATTCAGATTGATTTTCAGAGGCAACTCCTGAAGATTTCATGTAAATAATTACACGGTGTTCTTCATTACCCTTGACATTCTTTCTAATTTCTGTCTTGACTTCTGGGTTACAAGACCTCATTGCTTTTGTAGAAAGTTGCCCATTAGATTCATTAAACTTATTTACATAGTATTTTGCAACAGCTTCTGTAGTCTCTCTGGTTCTAAAGTAAAGATCATAATCATTAATCTTTTCTCCTGCTAGCATAGAGGCAATTGCACCCCCACTAACAATAACATCTCTCTTAATTAAACTAGAGACATTTTGATCATCCACGGTTTCAAGCCAGCTTTCAAGTTTTTCTTTCAAAACTAGTTTGATTGTATTCCTTTTCATTCCTGACATTTCTTTAATCCTAAAGGTTTGGTTTAACTTCAACTATATTGATTTTAATAATATAGCATTTTTCATTTATATAAAACTCGGCTGAACCTGTTTCAAATAGTTCAATTACCTCCTGTTGTTGATTCATAACAAAATCAGCTATATCTCCGCCAGAGTATGTTATATACTCTTGCATTTCATCTACTGTCTCAGTCAATTTAATCTCCTTAATAATTTAAAGTCTGTTGAGCCTCCAATTACTCTTTTTCATTATAGATCCATTTCATCTCTAAAGCCCACAGCACGAGGGAATCGTGGCTTGTCTTTAATCCCATGGTTAAAGTATCTAAATTTAAGTAACTTGCCAATATACCTAGATGGGTTATTCCAGATCTTTTGTCGTTGTTCATGATTGAAAGAACCTGGAGCAATGTCCAAGTACATTTCATTCCATACAACTTTAAAATTACCTAAAGTTCCTGATGGAACCATTCCATCTTTTGCATAAGATCTCTTAGCATAACCTAACTCATCCTTTTCAAGAGTGTTGTTATTAGTCATTTGTTCTTCAAGACCTACAATTACACCTTCGGAATCTTCAAATCTTTTAAGTTTATAGATAAGCCCTTCTCTAAAAGTGCCTCGTCCGTTCTTGTAATAACCTAAAGGATCTCTCATCATAATACCTTCAAAACCAAGTTCAAGACACTTGTTTTCAAAAGCTATTAGCTCTTCGTAATTTTCAATATTTTCATGAGGCACAATCTTTACAGATTGCATATCATAAAGCTTCAAAATTTTCTCAACCTCTTCAAGTCTTTCATAGAACGGTTTTTGAAGAAAATCTTCGTGAGTATAATCAAATACATAGAATGTTAAGTTACCAGGCTTATCTTCAGACATTACATGGCTTTGTGTCCGATTGTATACATCATGATCTGTAGGATTGCCTTCAATAAGTTCACCATCTAAATCCTTCAAATGACTAAATTCTTCTTGAACTTGTAGTGAAGGTAATATTTTTCCACTTCTAGACAAGCAATGACCAGACTTTACTACACATCGAATTCCATCGTATTTAGCTGAAGCTAACAATGGATACTTGAGCTTCTTAAAATAGTCTGGAAATGACTTTGGATCTTCTCCAGGTGCAAGCATAGGCTTAAACATGTACAGCCACCTTTTCAACTTTGAGTATAGTATTTGGATAAATATTCATAGCGTACAGCTTGTGAGATAAATCTGACAAATCAACAGCCTGAATAACTGTGTATTGATATTGAGAGATAAGCATACTCCAATACTTTACAGACCAGGTATTCATTGTTCGTCCTCCACGATAGTAACAATTGTTTCTCTTAGGTTTTTAAAGCACCTATCTAAGTAAGCCGCTAGATGCTCAGGCTTCATACCAGTCTCTAAGTCCATTTTATATTTAATTATTAAGGCCTTAACTTCATTTTCAAAACAGTTCATTACTGTCTCCTTTCATATAAGATACTAAATTACTCTCAAATAATTTTTTGAGGTTTTTAGAAAGTTATTAATAATTATCTGCTGATCCGTAATCTTCATCCGTTCCCCATCCTGCGGACGCTAGAGCTGAGGCATGGTCGCCATCATCACTATCATAAGTTATTTCTGATTCATAAAAATCAGACATATCCGCATCAAACTGTTGCAATTGATTTATTGTATTTATTATATTCTTTACCAAGATAATATCTGGTATATTTGTTTTAGTATTAATCTCATGTTTCAGAATAACACTTAACAAGTCTTGCTCAAATTCTTGTCGAGCAATATCGTCTCTTTCGAGCTCCATCATATTCTCCTTACGCCCATACTAGGGGTACATTAAGATGCTTACTAAGCCTTGCAACTCTTTCTAAGCGTGCAGAAGTGCTTGTAATATAATTATCATCATATTTTTCTTGCAAGACCACTACAGCATCAATAAAGTTGTCAAGATCTTTACCGCCAATTCTTCCATATAATTCTTCGTTATAATAACCTATCAAACGTAAAATCATACCTGCACTAATATTAGAGAGATTTACGCTTAAGTAAATTTCTTCTAGTGATGTTCGAGGGTTATAAATAGGATCTTCTGGTTCTGCGGGATTAAAATCTTTGTTAGGTACTACAAAGAATCTATCATGCACATCTGGATGGAATGTAACACTCATTTTGTTTCCTTTCAATTTAAAAGGCGAGGATTGAACCTCGCCTTATTTACTTAGTCAAATGTTTTATGATTAAATTGAAATCTGACACATTTAGATTTAGTGCCTCTTCAATTCCAATGTATTTATCATCTATTTTCACAGTCAAGGTTATCAACTTAGCAGCACGTAGCATATCACTGCTATCTTCTGTTAAGACTAGATGACCTAATTTTAAATGATAAATAGATGCAAATGATCCATCACTTAAGACTATTTCAGCCTTTTTATCTGATCGGACACGCACCTGTTGAGCATTCGTCTCCTCCATCAAAGTCGAGGGGTGCTCCAATTGAGGAGATAACTTTAGTCTTTGAAACCAATTCATCATACTGCTCCTTTGTAATTTCTTCATACGGAGCTTGTTGGAATCCATGTTCTGAATGCAACAAGAATGACAAACTCTTATGGTTGTTTCTATAATGCTTTGCGAGATATTCTCTAATTGCTGGAATTTCTTCTTTGCGATAATAGACAGTACATGACACGCTATTATCGGACCAGTTTTCTTGAAGTCTGCGAATCTCTTTAAGTTGGTCTAAAGCTGTCATGTCCTTAGCCAGTTTAGTACCTTCAGGATACGCAAACGGGAAAGTTACCACAACAGTGTTGTAGTCCTCGGAGTTGTCAAAGTTTCGAACATATTCGACAGGATATCCATTTTCTCTGCAAGTTTCTACAAGAGGATGACTTGCAGCAATACGGATTCTACGATACATATACTGTGCGTAGCCAGGATGGATACCAGGAGTTACGCCAGGAAGCAGTGACAGAGTACCTGAAGGCTTAACAGTAGTCAGTTTAATAGACTTATTAAAGCCATTCATTTCTGAATAACGCTCATCAAAGTCTCGTAAGTATTCATAGCCCTCAGCCATCCAAGAGTTTTGCTCTTTGGTTGCTTGAAGAATACCTGTCAATCCAATACCCATGCGCATGTTCTTGTGAACAATACGCTCAGTTTCTGGATGATGAGAGGGTAGTGTCAGTGAATGCTTATTAATTCGATACAACAATTCAAGAATATCTAAGAATTCTTCTTTAGATTGAACATTAGGCAAAAATACTTCAGCAAGACAACAAGTCTCATATGGAGCAAGTGATTGCTCAGCACAAGGATTGTAACCCATTACTTCTGGATCAGGATACATATCATCGTTCAATCGTCCAACCTTTCTAGACAACCGAAGATTGATAAGGCCATAAGGCTCGCCTTTACCTTCGTAACCGTCCCAGAAATATTCATGCAGGTCTCTCATATCATCTACAGCGACACTGTTGTTAGACATTGCACGCCATGAAGGGATATTGCCCATATCCCAACGCTTAGCAAGCAAATATTCTACATCATCAGGATCACCAATAGCGATTTGAGCTGATCTACGAACATTACCTGCCACAATGATGTGACCGATAATATTCATAATGTCTAGCGCATCAACAGGCCTGATTTTCTTACCACGGCGTTTAACCAAGATTTCTGAAATCTTGTTAATACCCCAACACAAGTCTTCTGGACCACTAGCCACACCACCAAAGCCTTTGATTGGTGTCCCTTTTCCACGGATAGCTTGAGTAGAATATGTGAAAGTGCCTTTTTCTTTGGATTCAGATAGAAAAGCTGCTTTTAATGTTTTACCAAGAAATTTGACCCAACCTTCTCTAGAGTCAGGAATAATGAAGTCTGCACCACCATTATCCATTCTAGTCGGAGGACTAAACCAATTTCTTACAACAGGAAGTTTATCAACATGCTCGTGCTGAATGTTGTAACCAACACCAGAGCCTAACGCAAGCATATCCATTGCCCAGCAGAAAGGTCTGATAGGATGGTCTACAACAGTAAATGCACAGTTTTGTAAAGATGCTAAGCCTAACCTATCAACTGTCTTTGTACCCAACTGCCATAAGAATCGACCTGCAACAGAACATTTAAGTTGCAAGAAATAATCTTTAAGGCGATCTTCCTCCTCTACAGTAAAACCAACATTAAGCTGATTTTTAGCAGCATCGAGTACACGATCAATAGTGTCTACAAATTCTTCAGTTTCATTAGAATTTTCTAACGGTCTTGCATATGTTCTTTTATATGTAAGATAACCAACAGTTGACCACGGTGTTTGGACTTGAGTCATTTCAATCCTTTTCTTGTTTGTTAATGAAAGTTATATTGAAACAAATTCTTCCGATACATCTTCTTCCACCCCAACTAATCTTCCAGTATCATAGATATAACGAGCACCTTTTACTGTACCAGTTAGACCTGTGTGACGAGATTTTAAAATACGCATTTTAATCGTATTTCTTTCAAACTCGTTGTCTGCAGTCAAGTTTCGTGCAAATGAGATAATATCAAACGATATTTGTTTAATAGAACCAGAGCCTCGAATGTCGTCAATAGACGGCAACTTTCCTTCTTCAAATGATTTACCTCCACCTGGAGCCTTTCGTAAATGTGAAACTAGGCCAATCCAAACAGGGTGACGTTTAACTAATCTTAACAAATCATTCATCACTTTGTCTTGTGCTTCATTACCTGTTAAGTTTTCAACGCCTTCAGATACCAATATGGTAATATGATCAATAAACAAATATCTACAACCACTTAAACACATATACTCTAACTTATCGATAATACTGCTATCGTTAATAGAGCCTTGGTGATCTAGTAAAATAACACGGTCGTCTCCAAAAACTTTATCAAAGCCTACTTTTAATTCATCTAAAGGAATTTCTTCTTTTGCAGGATTTTTATTAATAACCATACCTGCTAATTTTCTAGCAGTTTCAGCTGGAGCTTCTTCTAAGCTAACAACACCAATTTTATCAGATGTGTTTTGTAACAAATGTAACATTATTTCTCTAAGCACTGTAGACTTACCGCTACCTGTACCCGAAATAAACAATGAAATTTCACCAGGACGCATACCTTTAAGTTTAGAATTTACACCTTCTAAACATGGAGGATACGCTACTGATGCAATTGTATTATAGCTTTGAAGAGCTTCCCATAAAGCTTCTTTGTTTATAATACCTGCTGGAACATGAGGAGCTGCATCAAAGACACATTGTAGCAGTCGATTACCGTCAAATTTTACAAGAACTTCATTTGGATCTTTTGCAGGAAGTTTTGCTAACTTGACTTTATCAATACCAACAATTTTAATAGCTTCTTCTGTAGCTTTTTGGCCAGCTTCATCAGAATCTAAACAAAGAACTACTTCGTTAAAGGATCTAATCCAATCACGATTTTCTAAGAGTGATTTAGTCATCACTGCTGACGATAATGCGACAACTGGATAAATCTTATTGTACTTCTCTAGAGATGCTTGAGCAATGCTTAGAGCGTCAATTTCACCTTCGGTAATAATTAAACGCTTTCCACCACCATTGAATTTAGATTGTCCAAACAAATTGTTAGACTTGTTTATCCAAGAAAAGTCTTTTGGTAGCTTTCGTATTTTGTAAGACTTACCTCCATCATATGGATAATAATGGGTATCAATCTCACCACTGTCATTATAAGAAACTTTTACTTCAAAGAATTCAGTAACGTTCTTATTGATCTTTCTTTCTTTAAAACCCCTTATTGGCAACTCTTTTATTTCATCAAGAGTTATCTTTGACTTAAAAAAGTTTGGGGCTTTTTGATTAGTTTCGATGATTTCACCTTCTTGTTTAGGAAAATAAGACTTGCATGAAAAACAGTACGAAGTGCCGTCTTCATAAATCTGTCGTGCATCATGCGAACCGCATTCCTTGTTAAGACAAGGTTTGTTTCGGCTGACAATGTTACCCATTACTTTTTAGATAATGTAGTTGCAATAACACTACAACAAATTGCACTGATAATCAAATCAGGATTTGTAAACTCGGCTCTATGCACGATATCGACAAGCAAGTAGCTTACAATAAATAGTGCCGTTAGTGCAAATAAAAAAGCTGCTATACTTGAAAGTTTATTCATATTTCATCAAACCTTTCCCAATTCATTACACGTTTTAAACGATCTTTATGTCTTTCTGAAACAGGTTCTTTTACTGGCCAGGAAACTTTTTCAATTAGTGTATTGTACCATACATTACTGGTTGGTGCTTCAACAAGACAGAGGCTCCAAGTTTCAGCATAAGATAAAGTGCCCTTTGTTTTATATTGCTCTAAACAAATAAAATCAAATTCTTCTTTTGGTCTATGCTTATAAAGTTCTTTTAAAACTTTAGAAGATGAAGCATATTTTTTCCAATCTGACTCTTTACCTTTGTTTAACTTGCCTGCACCAAAATAAGATTTCTTGCCAAGGTATAATCTTTCAAGAACATTGTCTCGAATAACATAAATGAAACCAACACCGACACACATCTGTTCAGGAAAATGCCAATGTCCGTTATCAAACTTTGTTTTCTTAGTCGTTACAACACTCTTTGTAAGAGTGGGGAGTGTGCCTTCGAACTTCATGTCGTCTGTTCCATTTACTTTTTATGTGAGTTAACATAGGTTCTTTGTCTCCTTTTCCATAGTTACCAAGTAAATACGCTTCAGACATTTCTACATTACACGAATAACAACGAATTGTCCAATGGCCGTTATCAGCTATACGGTTTTCATAATCTAGCAAATCAATATTATGACTACCACAAAATGGACATGGTTTTAAGTCTTTCATTTATAATTCCTTTATAATTGGCCATTCGTCAAAGCTAAAATAGTCTGTAGGATGTCGTTGAAGATGAATCATTTTAGCATTTGATAGCAAATACTCTTTCCATTCATCTCCATAGGCGTTAATATATTCTGAAACAACAGCTTCTTGAAATTCAGCTTCCGTTGTAAGCGGTGCTAAAATCTTAGAAGCCTTTACCTCGCCAACACGTGGCACTCCAGGAATGTTGTCAGTTGGATCACCTTTTAAAAGCTGTTCATAATAGTGTCTCATAGCATCAGCTTCTGAAACATCAATCAGGATCTTTTTATGCATAAGCCAATGTTTACCTGGAATACATTTAAGATCTTTATCGATAGAACAGATAATATACTCTTGATCGAACTTTCTCGCTTGCTCAGCCCAAATCCTAATAAGATCGTCAGCTTCACAGCCATCAGATGGTATTGCCAAGTTTTCAGATACTGCAAGCTTTCTGAGAACAGGTACAAATAAATTTTGTTTATTTGGATCTGCGTGTCGATTAAGCTTATACTCAGGATACATCATGCTTCTGAAATTGCCATCGCCTTTTACGGCCATGATATAATCATCGCAATAGACAGTGTCTAAAAGATTGAAAAGATCTTTTTTCAAGTTCTTCCAAGATTCCTCAAGATACTCCTTATTTTCTTCTTCAGTATATTCAAAAGCTAGTCTTTTACCTGCATCATCTAAACTGACAAAGGAAACACCATCTTGAATTTTAGCTTTCTTTTCCCATCTAGGCTTACAAGCTTGATAGCAAAGTACATCACCGTCAATAATTGCAATTTTAGTCATCTAAAGTCCCTAGCCTGCGAGAGTGTTCCATGTATTGCTCAAGTTTTCTAATCTTAGCATCAATGAGTTCATTCTCATGGTTAATAACAAGACCTTCTTCATCAAGTAGTTCTAGAATTGCTGTTACATCAGACCATTCTCTACAAACACTTTCTAGATTTGATTCGTCTTTTTCAGGATGTATATCATCTGCTGTAAATCGCAAAACTTTGGAAACTTCTTGTTGAAGCTCCGCAAGCTCTTCCATTAAACACACAAGCAAGTACTCTTTTTTATTCATAGATTAAACCATAATTATGGGTGGTTGAGGAATAGCGACTTTGGAAGGTCGCCACAAATGTAAACAATTTGGATGATTATTTACATAGTCACTTTCTGGCGGATGATACTGAATAACACAGTCGTTTTTATCCCAGAATATTTCTTTAATAATGCACATTTCTTCCCATGTTGGACATCTATCGTTTCGACTTACGCTAACGTGCTCCCAGTCCATTTCATCTGAAGCAATTGTAAACAGTGTTTGTTTAACATTATTCAGTTTAATTGGAATTACAAAAGATCCATTATTACGCATAAGCTCGTTACTACCTAGAGGTCCAGTTTTTACTCTATACTTTTCAGGCACATGAAACATCTAATTTCTCCAAGAACCATTCAGGAATTTCTCTATTCGTCCAATTACAAAAGTCTTTCTTACTCATATAGTAATTTCTATATGACTCAACTGCATCTTTTGTTTTATATTGATCAGGCATTGCTAGTGCAAAATCGGAATGACCTTCTGGCAAAAGCTTTAAAGGCCAATCAAGAGCATAAATTATTTCTTCACTCTTGTGTCGTTTGCCATATCGATGTTCGTATTCCATTGCAATACCTTTACCATGAGCGACAAGCCATCTATAGTTTCCCATAAATTCACCTGCCCACAAAGTACATGGGTGTTTCATGTGAGTAGGTTTATACGGTCCATCGTTTATCGTAGACAGTATTTGAGCTGTTTCTAAACACATTTTAACAACATGTTTATCACACAGCATTTCTGCAGCTCTGTAAGGATCTTTGTCTAGTACAAAAATATTCATAGCACATCCAATACTTTAAGGATTTGCTTATATGTAATATTAGGTTTAAACGCATAATCTTTAATACTATCTGTTACCTTACCAACGCCGTAAAAGGTATTTGTAGGTACGACTACAATAGCGCCTTTCGAAATTGGTGTTTCAGAAATATAAGTGTAGGCTTTTGACCAATAACCGCGTTCATTAAATACAACTTGAATTCCGTACATTTCTTTCTCCAAATAATCACATACACCAGTCTCTGTAATATGACAGAGTTCATTTTGATGACAGAACGAAGAACATTTAGTGTACTTCATACCAGTCTTTACCAATTTTAGCATCACCACCCATAATAGTAATGCCAAATAGTTTTGGACCTTCTGCAAAAGCATTTTTACCTATTTCAGCAGCTCTTTCTGCAAACTCTTCAGGAACTTGAAAATCAATTTCGTCATGATAATAAATACAAGGAATATATGGGATATTTTCTTTGTCTAGCTGTTCTGCAGTAAGCATTAAGGCTGCACTACAGGTAACTTTCTCTGTAGATTGCAGTAAGTATACAAGAAGTTTGTGAAAAGAGTCTACATAAAGCCTGTTACCTGCAATTGATGGAATATAGCCATCTCCTTCTTGCGAAGTCTTGCCATAAATATTTTCAAGCTTTTCTAACAATGCTTTAAATCCAGGCACAGCCTTCAAGAAACCAGACTTGAGACGCTTACCAAGAGAATCATCAAGAACACCAAACACATAACTCCACAATTTAGCACCAGAAGCACCAAATAAGAAAGCATACAAAACTCTCTTAGCTTGTGCTCGCTTTACTGTGAAATTAATCAACTCAAGATTTTGCTCTTTTAGTCCAATCTTATTGATAACATCCGTAAGAACATTAGCATTATATTGGTGAATATCTCCATGAAGAAGTGTTTCAATAAACTCTTCGTCTTTTAGATAATGAGCTAAACCTCTTGCTTGATTACCAGATGAATCGCAACCGATAAGTTTCCATCCTGGCTTACAAGTAAACAAAGCTCTCATTTCTGGACCCCAAGCACTATCAGCTGCAGGAACATTAACGATGATACTATGCCTTGCACGCATACTTGGCGTGCCTATTAACATCATATCACCATGTAACATACCGTTAGCATCAGTATTTTCAATCCAAGTTTTGAGGATACCAAGTCTAGATTTTGCAGTTAAAAAGTCTGTATAAAGTTTACCATCACCACCTAGAAATTCAAGACTATCTTCAGTAATCTTAGGAGAGCCTTTTTCTTTCTTTCCTGTTTCAGGATTTATCTTATAATTCCATTCAGTTGGAGACCAACCGTTTCTGTAAAGAAATAACTTTACATCAGCAACAGAATCTAAAGACAGCTTTACAAACTCTACTCTGCAGTATTCACCTGCAATTGGTCTTTCTTCACCCTCATAGCCAGAGCAAGGATCAATACCAAACCAATTGGCAGTATGTGCATCATAAAAGCCTTGCTTTGTCCACTTAGGCTTTTTAACTTCTACAATACCCTTCTTTAAATCTACAGCAACTGTTTTCGTTCCTAATCTTTCTGACAGTGCATCATACGCTTTTTGCATAGAAGCCTCTAATTTAGTATAAAGCTCTCTTGCTTTTTCTAAATCAAAAGGCCAACCATGTAAACTAGCAGATGTACACCATTTAGCGGCAGCATGTTCAGCTCTAAGATAATCTTTAATAGGTGGGCTCTTCTCGGCAAGTCTTGTAAGTTCTCCTAAGAGTACTTTATAGACTTCAATATTTACTTTAACGTCTTGTAAACAATAGTCAATCATTTCTTGACTAAGCTTAGACCAATCGTTGAAGTCGTGTTTTTCAACACCTAATGCAATACCCCACCTTTCAAGACTATGTCCGTCATTCTTAAATCTTTTATAATTAAGAATTTGAGACATTAAGAGTGTATCGTGAAAATTACAAGTTTTTGGAAAGTCAAAATTAAAAAGCTTCTTAAGAACAAATACGTCAAAGCCAAGAATATTATGGCCTACAATTAACTTTGCTTTACTAAACTCTTCTTGCCAACCTAAATCTCCTTCTAACCAATACTTCATTTCTTTAGTATCAAGATTATAGGCGGCAAGAATCCACATTCTAGAACATTTTTGCAGCAATCCGTCAGTTTCAATGTCGAATAGCCATCTAGACATTTATTTTCCTTTAATATATTCCATAAAAGCTTTAATAGGCTCTTCTATATCAGATGCCTTACGATCGTCGTTTAACTTACCATGCAGCTCTGCATCCATGATAATAGCACAACCAGCCATTAAATGACCGAGATGGTGTATCTTACTATCAGTTGCATGATCTTCTCCAGCATACCAGGCAAACAAATGTCTGCACATAGCATCAAAGAAAATAGACGATGTTGCGCCAGCATCACGCCAATTATATTTCTCGTATTTATTTACACCATCTTGCATAGCAGCACCTAATGCATAAATAGCAACGGGTGGAATTGCAGATAGAGTAGGTTTATTAATAGCTACACGAGTTTTCAAATTAGCGTCAGGCAAGTCTTGAGAAGGCTTTTCAGGTTTCCAAGTAGCTACTCGCTCAAGAGTAATTTGCCAATTTTCAAAGTCATCAAGATTGCTAAGAAGTCTGACATGTTGCATTTTCTGATTATTGTAAATATCTACATAATTTGGTGCAACGACATCGGCTTCTTTAATTTCTTCAAACCTAGTAGTTATATCTTTTCTAACAGGTGTTCCTACATCATCTCGTGTGTAGCAAGTATATGTGTACAGCATGTTTGTCCTTTTCAAGAATTTAAAGGGCTATCCCTTTAAGAGATAGCCCTTGTACTTACTTAGAATGCGTCATCGCCCATTTCGGCGTTGTCTTCACCCACGGTCTCCGTTTCAGTCATTTGGAAATCGTCATCACGAGCTTTCCGCTTGTACATGACGTGTTTGGTAACTTGAATACCCATGAGCACACTTGCCATGCTCTTCATGCCACCTTTACTATATTCATATTGGAAGATACGAACATTACCGATAGAGCCATTGCCAACAGTATCAGGATCGATTTCTTCAAGCTCTCCATTAATAATTTTAACTGGAGTTGCTTTTTCACCATCGCTCTTGATTGTTTTCTTTCGAAGATTCACCCTAAAGTAAGGCGCACCTTCGTCAGGAACAATAGCCTTAACAGGCAAATGCATTTCTTCCCACATCTTCTTCACAGCTTTGTCTTGAGTGCGAATCTGACATTCCCAGGTTGGGTTTTCTGGATTAAAAGTTTTATTAGGACGCTTCGGGTTAACCTGAAGAAACCAAAGTTCACAGTCTTTAATGATAGGCATTTTCTTTCCTTAGTTTACTGAAATACCCTCTACTCATCAGAGGGTTAATTTAACGGGTTCAGATGCTACGCAACTGTTCCATTTCTTTTTCAATAGCTGCAGCTTCCGCAAGAGCTTTCTGCTTATGTTGTTCCATTTCTTTTAGTTGCTTGTTCGTATCGACTTTTTGTGGCTCAATCTGAGACTCTTTAATTAAAATAATTTTAGGTTTAAATTCTTGAACTTGTACTTTTTTGAGTTCTCCATTCCAATCGAAGTCAAGGCTAACAAGCTGACTTTCAAGCAACACATCAGCCAAGTTAGGATCAAAATCAAAGCACAAATTGCTGCTTCTATCAATTTGAATAATCATTTTCATGGTATTAATTCCTTTTTCCATTGTTACGGGGTTGTTATAAGTTACTTGACTCATTTTAAGTTTCCTCTTTAAAGGCTTCATCCCATTCATCTGGAGTACAGCCGGTTAAAATAAATTCTCTTTGATCACCAGTAATATTTGGCATAGCTTCTTGTATTAGCATTCCTTTAGACCAGTCGTCAAACTGCTGTTGTGTAATTGGAATATCAAGAGTTCTTTCAATTCCAGTAAAAATACTTTTTCGGGTAATTAGCATTAATAATTCTCGCTGTTTGTTTTCCAAGATTCGATATGTACTTTAAGATGTTCTTCAACTCTTGCAGTTTCCCACAAAGCTTGAGGAACATAATAAATTGGGCCACCTGCATTATTCCAACAAAGCAAGAACACAAACCAGCCAGAAGCAGGATCTCTGTTTACATAATCACAATGATCCCATACCATAGGCTTGTCTGTCACATTTGGCCACTTATCATCATGAGCTTTAGCCCATTCAAAATCACAACCTTCGATTGATTTAAGATCTTCTTCAGTTTCACAAATAAATAGATCACCTCCTAAGTTATAAATAAAAGAATCCTCTTCAGATGTGTTTAAACTATTTTTAATTTCAATAATCTTTTGAAGCTCCATTTCACCGTTTGGATCATAAGCATCTGAAAAACCATCTAGAAAGCTTGCTTGACTTTTTGCACTCTCCTGAAGAATACAAAAAGGAACTTTACCTTCTTTAAAACCGTTATAAACCTCTATAAAATTTTTGAATTGTAACATTAAAATCTCCTAAGCAAAACAATATTCAGAATCCAGAATTAATGTGATGTCTAGATTTCCAAATTGAACGTTACTAATATCACCTTCAATATCTTTCATAATAGATGTTAAGGGGTCGGCATTGTATAACTCCACGAAAGTTTGTCTAATTAATTTAAACAATTTAGGCATATCTGCTAGCAAACAACCGAAACTGTCATGAATTGTAGTTATTGGAAAATCTGCCCTATCTGCAGTAATAGCTAGATGTGCTGCATCTAAACTATGGATTGCATTAGGACTAGCACCTTGAGATTGTTTACCTTTTGATGGCTTAACATCTTCAATAAAGCATACAGCTAACTGCAATGTGTTATCAAAATAGCCTGAGCTATTTCTTTCACCTACAGGAGGCCCATACTGAACCCATATCTTTTTAACAATGCCTTCTGTGTAGCTTTGGACTACAGGAAAGTTAGTTACGGGAACAGTCCATGACAGAAACTTTCCATTTAATTCGGCTTTTCTACCAGCCTCTTCAAATACTGAAAGCAATTGCATTGGCCTCTTCAAAGATATACGACAATCTTCAAACACTTCTCTGCCTAGATAAGCACCCCACTTATGTTCCATATGTAGTAACAAATCAATTCCATGCTTTCGAGCATCATCAATTTGTTGTTGACCTAGACCATAAGCTGTACCACCATAAGGCAGTGTCATTACATTTCGCTTAACAACTTTTCTTCTGTGCTTTAAATCTACAACTCTAGCCCAATAGACAGGCGCACAAATATCTGCAATAGCTGCGTTATCGTTCTTGAATTGTAGAATGTTATCTACCAAAGTCTTTCTAGCATCACTTTTAGGTTCTGCTGACTGAATTTGTTTTTTAATTTCAATAAGATTATCTATGAAAGTTTCACAAGCTTTTACGATAGTCGGGTCCATTGACTTTATATGAGTTTCAAGTCGAGACCACACATGTTCTGCAACATATTTGTAAAGATCTCCTGGTAAATCTAAAGGTATTAAGTTAACATGTGGCGCTGTTATCTCATCACGCGTCAAAGCAGACAAGTGCTGAGAACCATTATTACTACCGTCAATATAACACTCCAGACTTGAATTGAAATCATAAGGATCTACACCTAAGTTTTCTAAGGCACTGTCTATAATTCCAATGTCAATATAGTCATCGAAGAAAGACATTTGCCAGTCTCTGAATCTTTTCAGTTCAAGACAAGCAGCAAGAAATTGCCAAGGTTTATCAGCTTTCATCCAACCTTGATTAACTTTTGGTTTTTCTGCATAAGAAATAAGAATGTCCTCATTATCAATAACCCAGAAATGTCGGTCTTTTAAAGGAATCTTATCAGTCTTTGCATTATCTTCTCTTCCAGCATCACCTGCCCAGTTATTAGCAATTGATACTGTTAGCCAGAAGAAGCCATCTTTACCTATTGGCTTAGAGTCTTCTCTTAAAAGCAAACCTCTAGCAGAGTCAGAACCTTGTTCATGCAAGTAAGCTGTAGTTGGATATTTCCTACCTCTAAAATCGTAATAATATAGATGATAGAATGTCTTGTCTACAAACCTCTTTGCAATACTCGCAATTGCTTTTGCTTCTCTTAGTTTGGTAGCTTTAGCTTCAGCATTTTGAGCTTCCCAAATATCTGAAAAAGCTTCTGTTTTATTTCTTAAAGCCCACTGTTGTATTTCATAGATTTCTTTATTAATACGCCAACCAATTGCTTGAGACTTATTAATAGAACTAAATACAATCGGGTGTGTGTCAATTGTTAGCTTATCTAAGACATCTTTATTTCTTGTTTTAACCAACCACACACCAGATTCGTGTTTAGCAGTAATCCAAGGTGCGTATGGTTTCTCTGAAGGAAGTTTTTCAATTTGATTTGGTGGAAGACTTTCCCATAACTTGCAAATAGCATCATCATTAAGAACCTGTATGATATAACTTTGATGACCGTTAGTACCTTTACCTAGAACAACTTGAAGTAATTCTAAAACTTCGAAGTTAAATAAAAGAAAAGCACCTGTTTTAGCAGCTATTGCAGAGTCTCTTTTAAGTTTAAATTTATTTCTAACACCATGGCCTAAGGCTGAAATGACTTCAGTTAGATATATGGTGTTTGTAACAGATCCGCGTTTCTTTCTAGTATATAGGTATACTATAGAAATTACGGTATCTATATAGCTTTCAGCCTTAAGCTTACTCAGAAACTTTAATGGATTCTGAGGTGCAATTTCAGACTGTACTCTTGCGTCAATTAGTTCTATCAGTTTTTGTCTCACCTTTTGCAATCCTTACAACAATTTTTGGAACAAGAGTTATTAAATAAATACCAACAAGCGCTTCGATCATGCCATTCCTCTGCGCTGATACAGATATATAGCAACAGCACCTAGGATTATAGCATCTATAGTCAATTTAGAAAACAATGCAAGGATTATCACGAGCAATAGAAAATGAATAATCTTGATATCAAGAGAGTTCATTTAACCTCCGAACAAAAAATAAACAAAGAAACCTCCGACACCACCCTTTTGAGGTGATGCCGGAGGCGCTCTGCTACAAGGTTATGCTCGTATTATCCTGAACCGAATCAATTAGTTCTTGTAGCTCTTTTGCTTTTTGTCTCAAAATGAAGAACGGGATTAGCGACCCTGAGGTGCATACTACACCTTTTACATAGCACGGATTGAAGAACGATCCTTGGATTCTATCTATGTCTGTTATGTGTAAGGTATTAAGATTAAAGACCCTTGCAGACTTCTTAAATATTTTACTATCTAAAACTGTTCTACTAAGGTCTGGATAATCTTTTGCTACACAATACCATCCGTCAAGTGTTATACGTATTTGATCGCTCATTTGCTTTCCTTACTTTGAGCCATTTATAAAATGCTCCAATAATAAAAGCTATGAACGTATACGCATACACAGTCATAACAACAGAAGCTGTTATGATGACCATTCCAAGAAACACTGGTGCACTTAGAAAAGCTAACAGAGAGGCAATAGCAAGAGTTACAGCTGCAACTCGAATACCTGTGCTAAAAATTGAGTATAACATTTTTCAACCTTTCAATTGCTAGAAACGACTGCGTAATTAAATTGTGGATGCTTAAAGATATTAAGTGTTTTGGACAGGTCTTGAAGGATTCTGTCCCTGTCTTCATCGTTAATTTTAAGCTTTCCGAAGTTAATAACTGCAACTTCAATATTACCTTTAGTCTGTTTAATAACTGACCTTAAGACTTTTGCCTCAGGAGAGTTGCTAAACTTGCAAAGTATTGATGCTGCTTTGATTTTAAAGAAGTTCATTTTAAGTTCCTTATCGGCAAGTGTTTTCAAAGACTAGCATTCCAGTTACAAAACCGAATCCATACAATGAGAACCAAACAATCAGTTTATCACCAAAGTCAGGATCGGTAATTTTTTCTACAAAGCTTTTCATAAGACCTCACGAAATTAAATAAACACAATTTTTACGATTGAAATTATAGGCATCAAATTCTTCTTTCTTTTCCTTGAAGAAAGAACTAATACCTACAATTTTCGTTGCGATTTTTTCAGCAATTGCTTCAATCTTATCCGTTACAGTAAGTGAACTATAAGTAGATAATACTAAAGCAACTGTGGATGCGATAATAAAATCAGTTCCAAGACCAATCATGATTGCCATCAAACTTACAGTTATAAAATAACCATATATGAAAGCAATAAACATAGCAAGGCTTAATTGCAAGAATCTCAAAGACAACATTTAAAGGCTCCTTTCAGTTTATAGACTTTTGTCTATCATATAAGATACTTATTTTTCCGCAACTCCCTCAATACCGTTTGTGATTTGAAGTCGTAGCGTGGCAAGTCGAAGCTCATAGTACTCAACCATTTTGCTAGCATAAACAGCTTGTGCTTGAGTTGATATGAGTTGTCGTTTTACTTCTTCAATGCTTTCTTGAAGCAAAGATTCAGCGCTCTTCTTTTGAAATGGCATCAAAATCATTTTAATAAACTCTTTCATAATTCAATCCTTTGAATCCTCATTAGTCTGCAATACGCATGATATGTCTGATAACTACGTGGAAATTTTCTTTGTCTAAAGATTGTATCCACACCAAACACTTTAAAGAATAATTCTTCAGTTTCTTTTGAGAACATTTGCAGCTCCTTGTTTGTGGTACTGTACTTGGCCAGTAGAAGAAACAGGTAAAACTTTACTGTCTTTAATAATATATTGTTGTTTATGATACTCAACTTTTCCAGTTGGTGTCACTTCAACAATCTTATTATCAACAATTCGCAAAGAGTTCTTATTATACTGAATTTGACCTAGGTGGTCAACAGGCTTAATTTCAGTTGCATTAGCAACTAAAGGCAATAGAATTAGTAGAAATTTCATTTGAATCCTTTTGGTTAGTTGGTTGATTTAAAGATAACTCGAAATGTTACTTTTTAGGTTATCATATAAGATACTGATTTTTCCGCAAAATAAAACCCCACTTTTCAGTGGGGTTAAGGTTATTCAGATAACCAAAGTTCTTTTTCAGCAAGACGTCGTCTGATAAGACCTTTCAATACAATGCCACCAGACTTGTTCCATTTAGGAAACTCATTAGCGGCATCTAAGAAAGCAGCTCTGTTAATCAAACGTCTAAGAGTGCTGATTTGAAAATTACCTACACCACAATTAAAACTGAAGTCAGTTATAGCTGCAGCTTGATTTGCAGATAATTTAACAGTAACATACTTTAATGTTCCGTTGTAAGCTTTTTCTATATCCTCTTCTAACCAATGCTCCGCAGTAAGCACAGTTATTGGAGGGTAAGTAGCTTGAAGCCATTGATTAGCTTGTGCTAATGTTTTGCCTTCTTGTAAATGCCGTTTGAGACTGTATCTAGACATCAATCGACCATAACCTTGAGTAGGAAGGCCATCAGGATGCGCATCCCAATAAGCTCTTAAACGCAAGGATTCAAAAGGCTTTGCAAGAGAGGCAGCTATGCTGAGTGCCTCGTATTTCATCAACCACCTTTATAGGCTGTATTAGCAGATCCACCAAAAGCAGCTTTTGCAGCTCTGTGACCAAACCAGTAAGACAACACAAGAATAACAATTGACATATCCGAACTTGTCCAAATTTGCAAAACTGCAGATTGCCAGCTTTCATTGTTTTGCATTGCCATCTCAAGTTGTGCCCATTTTACAGTAGCGTAAAAAGCAAAGGCTGCGTAAGTAATCCCAGGCCTTACGAAACTGGCAACAAAGTCTAAAATAACAAATAATAAAAATGCTGGATATAATGCCCAGCCATTAAGGTTATAGTTTTTAGCAGCATCTAGCAGTTGAACACCAAAAGAATGAAGTGGTTTGTGAATATTTTCAGCCTCTTTAATATCAGCAGTTGCTGAGATTTCTTCCATTCGATACATGTGTTCTTGATTTTTAGCTTCCATCTGAAGCTTCATCATATTTAGCTCATGCTCATTATCTTGCTTTCTCTGAAAGAATTTAAATACTTCAGTAGCAAATGGAGCAAAGAAGCCAAATACAGCGGATAATAGTTCAATCATGTTTTATAATCCTTATCTACATCAACAACTAGTCAAATTATAGGGGCTACCATTGGGGGTTAATTTAACGGGTTTGTTGAATGAAACTTTGAATATTTCTTAAATTTTTAAGTGTAAGAAATAAACAAAAATAGGCGGTCCAAGGCGCAATTTTTCGTCAACCGATGGGGCAAGTATGACCCACCCAGAAAAATCGCACCTCGGACCAACCTAGTAGCTAGGTGAGGCGTTTAAGGGCTATATGGCCCCTCCGATCCCACCCATTTTTCTCAAGTATCCTAGTGAACACATTTTGCTCATCTAAATGACTACCTTGAGACATTACTAAAGAAATATTACGTAACTTAGCTTCTTCAAGAAGTGCATTATGCAAATCAACTACATTTCGATAAGCTCTTACACCAGTCTGATTAGATGCATAGTACATCTGTTGCATAACTTTATCATCGCAATGATAAGGTTGTCCAATATCGGCATAGATCCAAGCTTCAATCTCGTCTTTGCTATTAAGTAAGATTCTTACAAATTTGTTTTGTTTACAAAATTGAAGAAGAAATTTAATAGATCGATCTTTTGAGACTTTTATAAAAGAATGATCGTTGAGTGCATAATACATCTCTACACAAGTTATTACATCTTCAATAGTTCGTGGCTTAATTATCCGCACAGGTAAATGCATGCTATTTGTCTCACATCAGTAGGTGAATCAAAATTTACGGCTTCTCGTGCTCTAGCAACAGTATAGCTTCTTACAATATCGTCAGCCTGTTTCATTCCTTTTCCAGGCATTGAAGATGATATAATTAAGTCGCCAACTTCGATATTACCATTTTCACCACATACATTTATTTGACCTTCACCTAAAGCATTGATCATAATTCTATAACGATTACCTATAATCTGGTCAGCATTAGCTATAGGTAAAGCATCACCTGTCTCTTGAATATAGTCATCAATAAGTGCAGCTGGTAAACTTTCTAATGTTATAGGCTTAATGGCACTAACAACACCAACAACACCTTTTTGAGCAGCGACTGTTGACTTTGTATTTCTAAACAAACAGCTTGATAGACTATATTTATGCAGAATTTCAGCGTCAACAACAATATCCCCTAGCTCTAAAGTGTCGTTATTATCTACTAATCCATCGTGTGTACCAGTAAAGGGTCCATAGTTTGAACCAGAGCCACCTGCGTAAAAGTCATAAGTAGCACCGTCACCAAAGACACCGACACCGTTAACAGAAGCACCCCATACACCTCTAGAGAATTGATTTTGACCAGAGCTGCCATTACTCCAACCGTGCACGCCTGTGTTATTTACACCACCTGTTGCGTAACCAAAGACTCCACCTGTGTAAGCTCCATATCCAGATGCATGCATACCATATGCAACCGTAGTATCACCTCCAACTGGACCTGGTGCATTTTTAAATGCAACTCCTGAAAAAGCATTTCTCCAGATTGATACAGCTTCAAGAGCTCTGTTAGTTCCTGAAACAAAATAGCCTCCAACATGACTAGAATTTGAAGTACCTGCTTCTAGAACTGTAAAGTCATCTTGGCCAACAGACTGAATACCGATTCTGGCTAACTCAGTTATAGTACCGTCGCCTTGATTACCAAAGAATACAACTTCATTAGAGTTTCCCTGATTAATTTCAACGCGTTGGCCAGTCGTTGCCGTTCTAATGGTTTTTGCCGTTAGTGTATTAGTGTCAATTTTATCTCCACTAATACTACCTGAAACAAATAAGTCACCAGAAAGAAAGCTAGACTGCACAGACCAAGAAGCCGATGGATAAGGTGCTGTACAACGATATGAAATGGCATTAACACCACTGTTATATGAAATCGTTGCAAGGTCTCCAATAACCGAGTATCTTCCAATTGCTGCAAGAACTTCAGCATCTGTAGGAACAGCAGAACTACTACTTGTACCTCTATTAATATAGAAAGTAGCAGCACCAGGAGCTCCTGAACCTGTAGCTCCAACTCTAGTAGCATTTAAAGCTATACTGTTAGAAGCTAAAACACTTGCTTTGCTTGAATCTTTATACACCTGAACAGTAATTGTTTCAGGCATGTTAAGATACGAAGCAGCAGGAGTGTAGGTTAAAGAAGTGCCTGTTCCTTCTTGTAATGTCGTAATACCCTTCTTAAATACATAATAAGGATTTAACACATTAACAGAAGATGCTGTTATTGTACTAGACGCAGGGCTGGAAAGCGTATTGTCAACATTATATGTAAATGTAACAGCAGTAGCCGAGAGCGAAGCACCAGCAACTAAAATATTTTTAATAAAAGTTTGTGTAGTTGAAATTGTACCAGAAATATTATTAGCTGTTGTATAGGCAATATTGTAAGTTACAGAACCTTCTGTAGCAGAGTCTGTCATTCCTGTATGATCAGGAATAGTTCCAGAGTTAATAACACCTGTAGTTATATTGTTTTTTGTTACACTAGTAATTGTGAAAGTTCCTAATGTACCTTGAGTTGCACTATAACTAAGTGGTGTAGCTCCAGCGTAAACACCAATTGTAGTTCCAGAGCCAGACATGCTAATTGCCTGTCCGCCAGCATACGCATTGATTGTATGTGTCGGATTTGAATTAGATACTGATATGGCATCTAAACCTTCTTGAACCATCAAGATACTTACAGTATCGTTAATATTAGAAGGGAAACTAGGTGTTGCAGTTATACTTACACTATTACCAATAAAGTCAGCTTTATGTAAATAGACTGTTGTACCTGTTGTTACTATGCTACTGCTTGGGCTTGTACCGGATCTTACAGTAAATCCACTCCAGTTAACTACATTATATAGATTTTGTCTGACAGCTGTTAATGTGATATAGTCTGGAGAAACCACGCCTGCTTTGCTATTCTTAAAGATAAGACTAGATGCAACAATCTTAATTGAATAAGAAGGATCACCAGGATTGCCTTTTTCTCCAGTAGCTCTAAAAGCATTACCTGTTGTTGCTGTATTTGTTGCAGGCTCAAACGCTACTGGGCGTAGCCAGAGATATTCTCCATATGTTATACTAGGAACAGTATTAGACCAGCCTGTCGTAGGTGCAGCTAAAAAGTCACTGTTTTTAGCATATTCATAATAAGTGTATTGGCCTTCATCACCGTCTGTTCCTGTAACCTTAATAGGAGGATCCCAAGTACCAGCTAATCCGGTTACACCAGAAATAGTTGCCTTAGTCATCCACACAGGCTCAGTGTATGATGCTGGTAAAGTGTCAGACCATCCGGCAGGAACAACATCAGTACTGCTTGGTGTAATTGGCTGGTTTGCACTCTCCTTAAATACATAAGAGACATAATCACCAGGATCACCATCAGCACCATCTACAACTACAGGAATTACTTCATTTTCAATTGTAACACTGTTTACTTTAAGAAGTCCTCTAAAGAATCGATAAGTTGTTCCAGTAGTTGCCAGTATATGACTTAGAGAAGTACCTGAGGATACTGTAGCAAGTTGTGTCCAAGAAGTGCCACCAACACTGCCTTCAATATCAATTCTTACAGTTGCACCAGTCCAATCAGCAGTTCCTGTTTTGCTAAATGCATCAAAAGTTAACGTACCTGGGATATATGTGTCTAGAGTCTTTGTTAGTTTAACAGCACTTGTATTTGCAAGTAATCTATAAAGAGTAGGTGTTTGACCATTAACGCCAGCTTTGGCCTTGCTAATAGTAAATGTTTGAGTTGCAACTACAACTGAATTTACAGTTGCTGAATAAACAACAGTTGCATTGTTCACATTGCTATTAATTGATCCACCAGACCCTATACCTGTAATAGTATAAACACCAGTATTTGCATTAATAGAACCTGTTGGCGCAGTACTAAAGCCAGTACTTGAAACATAGGCGTATGTGACGCCTGTGGCAGGTTGTCCATTCAAATAAACAAGAAACTGACCCGTTGCTCCAGAATAATCAGAAACAACTCCTGTACTACTTGCTGCTAATACATGTGAATCATTTGTAAGGAATCCTACAAACGCAATTGCGTCTTCTCCTTTTTCTGAAAGGATTGTTGGCACAGACCATTCAGAAGAAGTTGGACCTCCTAAGATTAAATCTGATTCTGTAGAACTAGCAACTGTAGCAACAGATACCCAAAGATACCTATCATTCTGGCCTTTAGCCGGAATAAGAGTAGACCAGCCTGTTGGAATATTTGTAAGTTCTTTTGTTCTAAATGTATATTCTGATGGCTGCCCATTTGCTGTTTGTGGTTCAGGTAATGGTACATCAGTCTCAGTCCTCTTGTAAAGGAATACCGAAGCAGAGCTAAATGAATTTGCTGAATATACAACAGGAGATGACCAATCATTAGAAGCAACTGCTGCAAGATTGTCATTATTGCTATCAATTACAGTAGCAACAGATACATATAACTCATGATCTTGATCAATATACTCTGGTATAGTTTCTGTCCAACCGTTTGCCAATGCTGTAGTAAAGTTTGCTAAGGTAAAACTATATGTAGCACTTCCTGGACTTGTAGTAGGTGCAGTTATTGATCGTTTAAATGCATAAACAATTAATGCCTTAGTCCCAGGTGTTCCAGGAGCGCCATCTCTAGCTTTTGCAACACTAAACACCTTTTTAAGAGAAACTGTTTGAGGTACATTATCAACAACGACTCCTGTTGGAATTACCGCTAATACAGTAAATGTCGCAACATCCTCGGACATTGTCAAAAGACTTAATGTTACGTTAGACGTACCATTGCCCGTAATTATTGCAGTTCCACCATTAGAGGCAAATATTGAAAATGTGCTAGCAGCAGTAACTTCAGTAAAGCCTCTGTAAGTTCTCAAAGGCGTGTAAGCTTCATCTAAGTCAGTGATTTGACCTTCAAATGTTGCAGGCACTAAGTGTGATTCGTTTTCAAGATTAAAGTTAAAAACCGACTGTCCATCGTTAACTCTAAAAACAGTAATTGTATCACTAAGATCTTCAAGACTAGCTGTAACTGTTACATATGCAGTATTTGTTTCATCAAACTGATTAAACTGAGTGTCTGTAATAACAAATTCATTATTCTGATCAGGAATAATCGAAAACTGGCCTAGCAATGCGTTTTCATAACTATAAGCCTTTGCTACTACAGTAACAACCCCATCAATATTTTCTAAAAATACATTAAAATCAATTTGAGAAACAAAAGGTGTAGTACTCTCACTGGTCTCAAAAGGAAATCCATATCTGTTTGAAGTTAATCGTAAGACCTCAGGACTTCTTCCCGGTACAATTTTTGTTATATAAAAGAGTTTTGTTAAAGTAACATTATCAATTGCAATACTAACAAGACCTGTTCCGGTAATTGCATTTAGTGCGTTTACAGTAATAATATCTGAAGATAATGTTGCTGAAATACCTGTCAGTGTGCCTAAACTAATTGTTGCACCAGCAGTTACGTTTTCAGTACCTCTCAGTACAGTTACTTGAATTTGATAAGGAAATTGATTTGGAGCAACAAGACCTTCATAATTAGCTATAATTTGTCTCGATTCGTTGGACAGTAGCACTGTATAGCCACTTGAGCCTTCTTGAATTGAGTAAATAGTAACAAAGTCTTCAGCTTGTGTTTCTTCGTTAGAAGCCTCATAAACCTCAACTCGATATCTTTTACTTAATCCTGTTGCAAATGAGTTTATTGTTAATGAGTCTGATGTTGCACCAACAATTAAAGTATTATCTACAAACCAACGATACTGCGGTTCAAGATAGTTTTTGATTGTTGTGGTTAATGTAATTTGATTTGAAACAAAATTAATTGAGTTTGCTCTCTGAATAAAGAATAACGAGGGTGCTGTAACTTCAACAGCTCTAGGAAAAATCTTTGGAATTCTTACAGCGGTATTACCTGTAGTTACGTATTTAGAATATCTGTTAGACTTTGAAACAGCCCTTACTGCAAAAACAGCTGAGTCAATATTTAATGCAGGTAAGACAAAATTACTTGCAACAGTTCTACCCAATTCAATAAAGATAGGTAGACCATTAGAGTCATAATTATCAAAAGTGTTGTAATATACAACATAACCAGCGAAGGAATCAAAGTCAACTGGAGTCCACTGCAATTCACCTATAGAGGTCGAATCACCTATATTTTGAATAGGCACATAGATAATTTGTCTAGGTGCTGGAACTCTAAAACCAAATATGTTAGGTGGAGTTGTATACTCGTTGTCATTTACATTCCAAGCTAATTGAGTATAATCAAATCTAGAACCTTTAACTTCACAAGTTCCTGTTTCACTAAGTTTAACTTCAGCAACTCTAACATAAAAGTCTTCATCACCTAAGTTTAAACTAGGCGATTCTATTTTGATAAAATCACCAGGCTCTAGAAACTTATCTTTTACTAAATATTCAAAGGATACAGAAATTGCACTACGACTTGTTCTTACAAGCTCTTCAGCTTTTGCAAGCGCATGATAATAGTCTGTACACCCATCATAAAACATTGTTGTTTCAAGTTTTAATCCGGAGTCTTCTGTAAGCATTGACTGGTACACTGCATCGCTTACATTTACAAGCGTAAATGCTTCATATGCAGGATCTTTTGTGCTCCAGTAAATAAAATTATCTTTTGAAAGCCTTGCAGCAACACCACCAGGGCCACCTGTATTTACAGCAGTAATTACAACCGAGTAAACTTGATTTTCAACTAAGTTGATATTATTTCTAACATGAACCGTACTAGCTCCACTGAAACTGCTTGAAAATACAGAAGCGCCTGTACTATTGTTTGTTATACTGATTGAGCCGTAATTGTCAACTTGGAACTGTAAAACATGTGCACCAGTTGCTTTAGCAATAAATTTCCAGTTAAAAGGCGGCGGATTATATGTGCCACCCTGCCAAACACCATAAGATGAGAGTAAAGCACCGTCAGTATTTTCGGAATTAGCATACCTTTTACCACCAATACCTTTAAAGTACTGAGCAGATTGTTTTGGAGGCCAACTTACAGAGTCTTCTTTAAAGTTCTCAGCTTCATTGTGAAATCTAACTGTAGCGTTGTTCAGTCTTTCACTAGATGTAGGCCAAACAAGTTCAAACTTTGAGCCTTGAATAAGGTCATCGTCAGTAATTGTAGTTGCTAATGAAACAGATGCATTAGAATTTGGGTATTGTAAGGATAGTTTGTATTTACCTCCAGACCATACTAATCTAGCATCACCCATACAAGCAAGAATAGCTTCAATATTTTCTCTGATTGGCTTTTCAACGTCAACAATCATATTGCACTCATAAAGAGGTACAGATCGTGTTGTTGTAATTGTAGAGTTATCTACTGAATTCCAAACGTTACCATAAGTAGGTACGCTAGATATTACAGTTTGATTACATATGGCAGCCGCTTGTTCGAAAGACAATAAATCAATTTGATCTAAGGCTAAACCTTTACCGACTTCAAAAAGCTTCTTACCTTCATAAAGTCTGTCTGAATTTTCTAGTAAATAATCTAACAAACACCATGCAGGATTATTTGTATAAACTCTTGTATTATTCAGAACACCGTTAGAAACAGTTCTAACTTTTCTGCCCTCAATAAAGTATTGAACCATAGGCACTTGGCCTTGGAACTGTGGATCGTCTCTGTTCAGACGAATTGCTGTAGATGCGTATGCAAGTCCAGGAAATTTAGCAGTCTGTCGTTCTCCAAAATTGTAGGAGACCAAGAGGTTTGCTACGCTACCATCATAATGAACTTCAGTTCTAAAACCAGCTTTTACTGTGTTAGAACTAATCTGGCTTCCTTCAATTTTACCTAAGTCAGGATCATTGCTAAACCTGGATTCATCAACTACAAAATCTACAACTTTGTTTATTGGACCGTGACAGAGAACTTGTTGAAAATACAAAAACTCATTCTTTGAGCCTGGTATTGTTATTCCTAAATTTCCTGCCGAAGATGGAGGTATTGTCTTGGTAAGAGTTGAGTACCCATACTCAGGATCATACTCTTCATATGTAATAGTTCTTTCATCTACAGGATTAGCTCCAACATCAAATACTTTATTTGCATTTGGTACAAAACCTTGAGGAACTTCATGAGATCCTTTTGTATTATGCCAAACACGAGTACCGCCAATTTTAGCCCTACCATATACAATAGGAATTGGTTGAACATCGCCTGTAGTAACGACCTCGTAACCCTTTCTAGCTTCTGCTGAGTCACGCATTGCTTTTCGCATCTTTTTAGCTTGAATAATCGAATAGCTAGTTGATGCAATAATAAAAGCAGCTGTCCAAGGGTTTGCAATAACCCAAGCAATAACTGTTGTAATCATCCTCTACCCCACTTTAATTCAACTTCGCCACCTCCTTCATAGATTTGGTCAAAGCTGTTATCTCCTGGAGAAACTAGCCTAACTGAATCTTTTGAAGTATACATAGCTCTTACCATTTCAAGATCGTTCATAGGACTTGCACAAGTTACAAGCCATATAGATTCGCCTGTATTTTCTGTATCAACACTATAAGAAGTGCCATCAACAGCACCTTTATAAATAATTACAGTGTTTTCAATTTCGGTAACTGGAAACTTTGTAGTAGGGTTTATAAAGCCAACCCTGACAGTAACCGGTTTTCCAACAACACTAACAGGCGCTTCTTGACCAAAGTAAAAGTCAGGGTCAGCAAAAGTTATTTTGTATAATTCTCTATCAACAGTACTACTTAACTGTGGAGGATCCACTTGAAGCAACCTACCATTAGCTTCATAAACCTCTCCATTAGAAAGAGTAATATTTCTAAAATAATTAGTTACCTTATAACCATCGATATTAACTAAATAGAATAACTCTACTGTTGGTTGAGATATAATGTTTTGGATTACTTGATTAAATTGAATCATAGTTTCTCCACTAATTTAACATTCTCAATTGACATTAAGATGCCATCAATATACTGCATGCCTTTTACTACATCAGTGTCATAGTAAAATGTACCTAAGACATCATCTTGCCAAGCCATATCTACACTAGTAATAGCGGTTCTTAACTCTGGAAAGATGTTTAAAGTTCCTGATCCGGTCATATCATTTACTGTCATGTAAATTTTAGACTGATTTTGAAACTTAATAAATGTACCTTTAGGTATATTAATTCTTGAAAAACCACTAACTGTTAAAGTAATTTGAGTAGAGCCTGCAGCTGCTGTTCCACGAACAGTGCCAATACCAGTAGCTACTCTATTAAATGCAGAACCGTAGTTTTGTGGCATTATTACATTGACCGCCTCAGATGACCCCTTCGTTATAAGATTTACCATTAGGTTTTGAGCATTATTCGAGAAAGGCTCAACGCCGGATTCTATTTCCCAACGTTGAGCCGGTCTCTTGCTAACAAATCTTTTTAAGGAAAGGGTATCTGAGACGAAAACTGGAACATTGCTAACCACAGATAGTGGAGCCACAAATTGAGCAATGACCTTTCCGTCTTCATAGATACCGTACATAATTATCCTCGATTACCTTTTTCCTTGTTGTGCAAATTTACACCTTCCGCAATAGAGGGAAGCATTTTGTAAATCTCCGAACGGGTTTGTCTAGATATATCACCAGTTATTGAAATATTAATAACTTGTGAGCTAGACTCTTGAGAACCTTTAACAGCTTTAATATCTGCCATTGCAGGAGCTGTCATTAAGCTAGATGCAACTAAACCACCAGAAGCAAATGATTTTAACTTATCACTATTAATAGCATCTAATAATGGTCTAAACTTCCTAGAAGACTCTGCATTGATAACATATTCACCATTAGATATTCTAGCCAATATCGAATCAGAAGTGCCTGAACCAGGACCGCTTACAAGACCGCCCGTTGCAAAAGCAGGGTTATCTAAGCTGACTCTTGCCAGAATTGCGCCTAATGTTGTATTTATAGTACCTAAAAGAGTTACTAATGTTGCGTTTATAGCAGAAAACCAGCCGCCATAATAAGCTTTTTCAAGCTCAGCTGCACTTACTTGAGTAACAGTTACTCCAAAAAGATTACCAATGCCTGTTAGGATTGATCCAAAGAATCCAGTCAAAGGCGCAAATATTGTAGACAATCCGTCTAAAATACCACCTTCACCACCTTCTGGAGTAGCTTGAGAAAGACTCATGCCAGTCTGATCTTTACCACCCTTAAATGCTGAGAAAATGTTACTACCTAATGATCTTAATGAAGTAGTAATAAATCCATTTTCACCAGTAAAAGGTTGCATCAAACCTTCAACAAACGTTTTGATAACTTGATCAGTAAACGTTGTTAAAATAGAGTTTGTAAACTCCTTCCAAGTTGTCTTACCACCAATATACTCAGTAAGAGCAGATGTCCAAGAGCTAGTAATAGAAGAAGCAAATTCTTTACCAGCATCTCTTGTTATCTTACGAATATCAACCGTAGCTCCAATAATTGCATTGGATAATAATTCACGCTGATCATTAACAAGATTTTGTGCTGCTATTCTTGAAGCATCTGTAGCACCTGGAGTTGCTAGGACTAAGTCTCTATTTGCAATAGCTGTTTCTAACTGTGTAGTAAGATTCTCAATAACATTCTTGTTTGCAGTGCTTACAAGATTAAATGCTTCTTTTTCAAAGTCTATACCAACAGTCTTTAAACGACTAGTGAGGCCAGCACCAAAACTAATACCTTCAATAGCACCTTGACCTTCAGTTGTACCTTTGCGTTGAGCTGCAGCTAATTCAGCAGGAGTTGCTAATCCCAAATTAACTCTACGTCTTGTAGCTTCAACATCTATCGCCAACAAGCCTAAGGCATCAAGCTGAGTTCTTGTCAATCTACCTAAAGTATCTTTAAAATCACCTAATGCAGGAAATGCATCTGTAATTTTAGATACAAGAGTATCAAGAGGCATCAATGCAAGTTCAGCAACGCTCTCTTGAGTTTTGACAGCAAGAATTTCACTTCTCTTAGCAACTAGGTTAGACTTATTTCTAAGTGCATCAAATGCTTTAGAAAGTTCTGCAATAGCAGAAAATGCTCTACCTGTTATAGTAATACCGTCTAAAGTTGTAACATCGGTTTCAGCAGGCGCTGTTGAAGTTACATTCTGTTGAGTAGCTACTGGTGCTTTTGCAAACAAAGGCAGTTTCTTAAGATCGGCAATGTTATCTAAAGCTGTTTGAGCTTCTGCTGATAGTTCAATTAATAAACTTTGACTTAATCTAGCAGCTTCACTTTCGGTTAAATTAAGACCAAATGCTTTATTAATAGCCTCTAAGCGAACATCAAAATTACCTAAAGACTTCTTAAGCTTTTCTGCTTGTCTTGTTGCGTTGGCTAAGTTTTCTAGAATTTCTCCAAATCTTTCAGAATTAGCAGGATCTTTTAACTGCTCTTTAATTTTGAGAATTTGAGTGTCTATTGAAAGGAACTGTTTAAGCTGAGCTTCAGAGAATAATGAAATTTCAAAAGCATCACTTAATCCAACTCTAGATAAGCCTTCTAAAGTCTTTTCACCAGTAGAATATAATGTTTGTAAATAAATCTCAAATGCTTTTCTAGATGCATTTAATTTACGAGTTAAAATTGCATCTATCTGAACTTTACTAGCAGTAGGTCCAAGTCTGCGTATTGTTTTATCAATAGCATTTAGCGTACCACCAACATCTTGAAGCTCTTTAAATTGATCAGGTTTTAGTAAACCCAAATCTTCAAGCGCAAAAGATCGACCTAATCCCGATATTGCCGAAATTAAATCTTGCAGAGTCTTTGGAGCTTCTTGAAGATCTTCTTTAAGAAATTCAATCTGTTTAGTAATGCTCTGTACTTGGCCTCTAGAATTATTTTGAATTGCTGTTTGTAATTTGTCATTAAGTGACAATAACTGGTTAATACCAGCCGAGGCTTTGTCAAAGCCCTTAGTTTTAACAATTTCATTAAAATCTAAGCCAAGACTTCCTGCCAAGTCTTGTAGAACTGGGATTGCGGTAGTGGAAGCATTCTTTGCAGATGCAATAACACCATCACGAAGTTCTTTTATCTTAGACTGCAGTCTTTTTCGACCTTCTTCATAATTATCTATAGCTTCTTGTTGCTCCTTACTGACAGCCTTACCACCAAGTGAGCGCCTGAAACTATCTAACCAGGAATCATCTCCTGGTTTTAATGACTGCATAGGTCCAGGTAACTTACGTTTTAGCTGGTCTTCAAGAAGAACAACATCATTAGCAAGCTTAAATAAATTTTCAGAAGCATCGTCGCTTAAGCCTTTTAGAGTATTTTCATTAAAGATACCGATACCGGCCTGCTCTAATCGTTGCTTAAGCAAGAACTGCTTACGATTAGGACCACCTTCTTCTGATCTTAATTTGAATTCAAGAATTTGAGTACGAATCTCAGTTATTCTATAAATAATCTGATTTTGTTCAGCAACCGTTTTAGTATTCTTAAGCTGTTCAGCTAAGTCTTTTGCATTGCGACTCAACCTTTCAATGCCTTTAAAAGATTCATCATCTATTGCAAACAACTCATCTGTCTTAAAGTCAATACCAATACCTTTAAGATTAGACGCTACTGTCGTGAGACGCCCTTGGAATTCCTTAATGTCTTTATTAGCTTGATCGATACCAATCTGCTTCAAGAAGGAATTTCTAAGTTGTTCGCCTAACAAATCTCTAAGTACAACTCTTTGATCTGTTGGTGCAAGAGGCTTAAATCCACCAAAAATACTTGTTTCAGCATCAGCAACAGCTTTAAAAGCCTGAAGGTATTTCTGCTGAAGAATACCAATTTGCTTGGCAAGATCTGCATCAGGTGCTTCTAAATCTTTTACTTTGGAAGCAAGTTTAGCAATATCTTCGGCAGTAGCATCCAGAGGTCTGAATCTAGCACTAAACCTTGTACCTCTTTCAGCCCTTAGTCTGTCAAGGTCTTCAGTAGCACTTAAACGACCTTCTCTAGTAGTTGCAAATGTTTGTCTTGCTTTAAGTAGTCTTTCATTAATACCGAAAGCAATATCTAATCCAAGTTGTCTAGCTCCAGTTGCAATTCTTTGAGCAGGGCTTTCAGGTGTTAAATTCCTTAAGTCTTGAAGTTGTTTAGCAAAGTCAGCAGTATTAAATGCTGATCTTGCCTCAATTCTAGGAATTAAATTATTAAGACTCTTGTCAAGAGCTTTTATCGAGTCTCTAGTATCTTGAGAAACACGTCCAGTTGTTTCTTCTTCATCTATAGACTGTTTAATAGTTTCTTCAAGTTTGCCTACCGCCTTTTCTAGACGTTCTCTATCTGTCTTTGAAATATTACCAAAGTTGATATCTTCGATAGAATAGCTAAGCCCAAGGTTTCGACTTCTTGCAAACTTTTCAGATTCAGCGCTTAATCCAGTAGTTTTAGAAGTCTCTTCTGTTTTAAAGCCTAACGAAGATTTAATCCTGTTAACAGTATTCTTTACTCTACTTGCTAAGTCCAAACCAAAGAACCAATCAACAAATGCAGTAATTGCTCCGGTTAGCAATAAGATAATTGCACCTTTGATTGAGAATACAAATCCTAGAATTGCACCACCAAGTTTAACAAAAACAAATTGGAAGGCTGATACTAAGGCGGCTGCAATTTTCTTTCTAAAGATTAAGGCAAGTTCTGCAGCAAAAGTCGCAGCAGCTATGGCAATGCCAACATCTTGTGTTAAGCCGTATGTAAGACCGCCAGCTAATGCACCTGCACCACCAATAATACCAACATTCTTTAAACTCTTTGCTACTGTTCCGATGCTAGAAACTGTAGTCGTAGCCCAGGTTTTAATAGCACTTACATTAAAAGCAGAGCCAATCAATGTTGCAACTTGCGCTCTAAAGAATATTAAACCACCAATAATCAAAGGTATGGAAACACCTAAGATTTGTAACGCAACTGCAGCTATTGGGTTTTCTAACTTTAATTTATTCCAATTATCAACAATATCTTGAAAGACGCTTTGCTCTCTTAATGCAGATGCAGTTTTCTCAGAAGCTGAAGCAGCTGTTGCAAATACTGTTAAAATACCTGCAACTAAGGCTACTTTTCCAGCTCTTCCAAAGAAAAGTCTACCTAAGAGACCAGTTTCACCGCCGATTCGACCTGCAATGCCGGAAAGTTTGCCAGCCTCGCCCACTACAGTAGCAGAAGCCTGCTTTACAGCATCCGAAACCTTAGATGCACCTCTACCTCCAAAACCACCGAAAAATGACCCTAAGTCCAAACTAGAAAGCTTTTGCTTAAGGATTTCCAGTTGTATTACGGCTGATGCAGCAACAGCAGCTACTTGTTTCTTAACTGCTGTAGCAGTAACTTCTGGTTTTGTGCCTAACAGTAATGTCTTAACAAAATCAAAGCCTTTTTCAACAAATGGGGTCGCAGCATCTACAATCTTACCACTTATCTTATCGATAACTGACTTTAATGCTACAGAAGCTCTATCAGCCCAAGTACCAGTAGCACCAAAGAAAATGTCATAAAGACTTGTATTTGCAGTTGCAGCTTTTGCAGAAGATTTTAAAGCATCGGAGATAGGAGCAATGATTTTGCTACCAACAGCATCAGTGATCTTATTTACACCTGCTTGACCAAATAAGGTAGTGTAAATCAAGCCACCTTGCACGGCATACTGTGCTAACACAGAATTAGAGAAAATTGCATCAAAGGCGCCAAGACTGTTTAACAACAAGCCTATGACACTCAATGTTCTTGCAGAACCAAACTTTCCAAACAAGTACTTTGAAATTATTCCATCATCTTTGCCAGTTACAATTGCACCTATTTTGCCAAAGATTCCTTCAATACCCTCAATTGCATCTTTGCCAATGCCAAGAGTCTTTAACGTCTTTGCTGCTAAGCCACCAAACAGGAAAGCACCTACAATTCCAAGAGGTCCAGAAATTCCTACAAAATCACCGACATTAAAAATGCTCTTTATTAGGCCTCCAATAAATGGCAATTGCTCTGTAAAGCCCCGTACAAATGACGAAACAATACCAAGCAATGCATTTAAGAACTGAGGCAATTCTGTAATTAAAGTATTAACAAAGAATCCTGCAGCTCGACCTAACTGGTATCCAACCTCAGATACAAAGCTACCACCAGTTAAGGCTGCACCAAACTGTTCAGCAATTAAAGTAGAACTTGTAACTAGAGATGTAACAATAGCTGCTAAGAGCACATTCTTTATTACACCTGCTGGAAACAAAGCCGAGACAAGTAAACCTGCAGCTCCAACTAATGCAAACTTAGCAATATTCGGAAAAGCTTCAATAGTATCTTTAAAGACTTCTTTAAACTTTTCAGCAAAGCCAACAATTGAGTCTGCCCAGTCTCTAGTAGTTAATTTGGGAAGTTTAAAAGATGTAAACGAAAAATCGATTGACTTAATATCTGAAAAATCAAAATTAAGTCGTCTACGACTATCAAACACATTCTTAAATATGTTAATAGTGTTTGTTTTAAACTTATTAAGACCTGAGCTAGCTTTATCCCAAAGCGTATTAGATGTATTGATTACAGAATCAACTGTATCGGTCCACCACGAGTTTCCAATAACAGCATCGTAAATTTCAAAGAAGACTCTGATAACTTTTTTGCCAAAGTCTCTAATTGAATCTATGACATCTTCTAAATCAGCTTTCTTACGAAGGCCATCAAAGAATTTAATGACAGACTTATAGCTATCTTCAAGAACAGCTTTAATTGAAAACGATGTATTAAATTCATAGATAACTGTTGCAATTATCTTAATGAATTCAAGAACAGCTTTCAAAGAAGCTATAACGGCATTTCCAATAGTTGTTATTAAGCTAGGGATTGCATCCTTTAAAGCCGTAGTAAGCCCTTTGATAGATGGTGCTAAATAGTATTCTGCAATTTTGCCTAGTTCGAAAAACTTAATAGAAGCACCAGAGACACCTCTTACAATGTCAGTCAAAGTACCTAAAAAGTTTTCTAAGTTACCTCTTGTAAACACAAAGAGTGTATCTAGTCTAAATCCAAAATATCTTGATAAGTTCTTAAAGCCAGTATCTACTGATCTAAAGAATTTAGTTAGTACACCACCAATAGCATTTGTATTAGCGGCAATAGCACTATACAAATCTTGAAATGCTCCAACAACTTCTAAAAGATATTGAGTACTAAAAATTCTTTCAAAAGTAGCTCTATTAAAGCCAGCACCAGCCCAGTAGGTGGGGCTTAATCTCTTAAGCTGTCTAATAGCCTTCTCAACATCAGATTCAATAGTAATAAGATTTATAAACTTAAATCTATTAAACCTAGTTAACAGGCCACCAGAGAATTGATCTACAGCCATTGTAGCTTCTTGGAAGTCTCTTTTCAGAGTTCTGCTCAAGCTGACTGTAGGAAGAATTTGTAAAAATTGTTTTCCAAGCTCTTGGAATATGCCTAAAAGAGGCGCACCGAGAAGCTTTAAACCTCCAGTAATTCTATTGTAAGTAAAGGCAATAGAAGTACCTAATTCAAAGGCATCTTTAGAAGCTTGCTTTATTCTCTTTGCAAGATTAAAAGTACTTAATCCTATTGCATCAGAAAATCCAAGCCCCTTATCTAATTCGCTAACATAAATTCTAATAGAATCACTTAACAAACTGTTTGCTTGTGTAAGTGTTGGTGCTAGAGTTTCAAATTCTTTATTAATTGCTTTAGCTTGATTAAGCAAAGCACCAAAAACTACATCTGAGGTTAATTTGCCATCAGCAGCAATCAGTCTTAAACGACCTGTAGTTACGTTTAATTCGTCAGCAATAGCCTGAGCAATACGAGGTGTCTGTTCTAAAACAGAGTTTAATTCTTCACCTCTAAGTGTGCCAGATGAGATACCCTGACCTAACTGTACCAAAGCAGCTGCAGCAGATTCTGCACTAGAACCTGATATTGCAATAGCTTGTTGAACTGATTTAGTAGCAGTTAAAATTCTTTCAGTAGATGCGCCAGTTTCTTTTAAGGCTCTGCCGAACGATGCAAAGGTTGTTACAGTCCCTTGCAAAGAGCCTCTGGTGTCTTCAGCGATCTGAAATAACGCTTCTTGTGTTCTTGCTAACTCTTTAGTTCTACCAGTGACTAAAGCGATTTTGTTGCTTAAGTTAGTAAATTCAGAAGAAACATTCTTAATATAATTTACAGCAAGACCAGCAGTAGCTAAAGTTGCCAGTGAAGAAAACATGTTCTTCAAAGATGCACCAGTGCTAGCCGTAGTCTTTTCTATATTACGTAACGATTGATTTATATTTGCAAGATCTTGTTCGGCTTTAGAAGTCCTTGCTTCAACATCTATTCTTACTCCAGACATTAGGAACTCCTAAAAATAAAGCCCCACTAAAGATTAACTCTAGCGGGGCGGTGTCAGATATTTTTCACAATCATACCACTAGGGCTTACACCCTTATGTGCTAATACAGTCTTCTCAACAAAAAATGCTGGAGCCTGTTGTGAAGTACCTTCATTAAGGTGAGATATATAATCTACCTCGTTCACAATAGCATCACCATCTCTTTTCCAATTATCTCTTGCATTACCAGAATCAACTGGAGTTGCGTTTTTGAGTTCTTGGATTAAAGATGTAATTTGCTTTGTTTTCTCAAGTTCTATTTGAGCCTGAGTGTATTGTTTAACTTTGTTTATAGCTTGCTCAATTCCAGTTATTCTAATCATAATGATAACTTATCTCCATTAACAGCGCCCATCATCTTTGAGAACATCAATGAACTCTTAAATGAACTGGCATCAACCATTCCATCTTGGACAGGTGCTTTCTTGCTGTTGTAAATTGCATTCAAAGATGCAAATATCGACCAAGGTTTCTCTTTTACACCTTGGGTTTGAAGATATTTGTATGCTCTATCATCAGCTCTCCACTCAGGAGGACGTTTCTCAAAATAATCAAGCCAACCAAGAAATTCCTCATAAGTCATTTCTTGAGCAATTTTATAAACAGGCATTTTCAGATGAAAAGCAACCTCATATACAGTTAGCTCTTCATCTGAAAGCGTTATTTTCCCTGGTTCTGACCAATACCAGAAAATTCCATAATAGAATTAGAAAGCTTTGACAGCTCATCCAACGGGAAATTATCAAAGTCCTGATCAGACAGATCATTAGCACCTTCAACAGATGCACGAATAACAGTCTTCAGAATATTAAAGCCTTCGGCTTCATCCTTTTCAAGAACCTTAGCACGTTCCTGAATTTCCATGACTTCAGAAACGCTAAGTTTAGAAATCTTAACGTCCTCACCCATGAACTTAACGTTCTTGGTCATCTTACGACCAACAAGAGACTTAATGCCTTCTGACATATTATTCACCTTTGAAATTTTCGGAATGTTTAGCTTGGAAGTCATCTAATTGCTTCCTCATTGTGTGCAGAAATGAAAGAGTTTGAAACACTTCTTGAGATTTAGCCTGATCCTCTGCAAACTCAGGTACTCTCTCGAAGGTCTTTCTGATACTAATATCAATGCTTTTACGCATGTGTTTTGCTGTAGTTCTCAGCACATAACCCATACTAAAAGGCTTTTGTGTAGAATCTTGAGCCATAATACTTCTTATAGATATTGGGGCCACACTATGTTAGTTGTGTATTTAAGTATCTTAACCAAGGACACACCCCAATTAGTTAATTAGATGGTGTAAGCACCATAGAACTCAGACTGCACAGTGATAGTCACAGTGGCAGTGTTAGCGTCCGTCAGCTGAGGATTAACCTGCAGAGCTTCCAGCTTACCAACCCAGTAGTACTGGCTGTTTTGAACAGTACCGAGACCAGCCGAAGTAGAGGCGTACTTAGTAGCGCCAGAACCAGTAGGCTGAGAGTTCATCAAAGCAAAGCGGAAGACATATTGCTTGCCATCGCCAACCATAGAACCCAGAATGTTAGCCGATTCTTTAGCCCACTCTGCAGACACAAAGTTAACAGTGATTTCCATAGTCGGAGAATCAGCCTGACCTTGAATCTGTTGAGAAGTCTTAGAGCCATACACAGGCACGTTAACAACGTTCGGAGGAGTACCCATAGCAGGGAACTCACGCACGTTCTTAATGCGAGTGAAAGTGTTAGCAGCTTTAGTACCGCCAACCGAATCAATCTCTGTAGCGAACAGAGCTTGAAACTCAGTAGCAGAATCCAAACCAGCTAAAGTAGCGGCAGTGAAGTCGGTAGCAGGCGTAGCAACAGACAAGTCCGAGAAAACGCCAGCGCCGATTGAAGAAATGTGAGCCATTTTAAATTAAACTCCGAAGTAATTGAAAGGGATTTGGTAGATAGATCTATACAAAGAAGGATTGTCACGGTCTAGCCCAACTGATCTTAATGTACTATTAAGAAATTGAGTAGATCCGTTTAAAGATGTGGTTAACACCTTACCAACTAAGTATTGATCTAACTTATCTGCAATAAGAGATGTACGTCTTGGTCCATTTCCTGCAGGTGTAAATATATCTACAACAAATAAACCGGATACAGATTTGATGTTAATGCCGTCTCCGCTAGGAAGAACAGAAACTCTGATAAACTCATTTCCTGGATTTACTGTAACAAAATTTACAGGAAATGTTTTTATGTTTTCATTTTTCCAAGATTGTTGCGAGAAAACAGAAAATACATCTGTTTCTAAGGCTTCATATTTTCCCATTAGGCCTCCTTAAAGATTTCCACAACTGTTATGAATTGTGTACTCTTTATAACAGGCCCGATTTTCCATGCAGCATTTTGATACTGTAGCGTATCGTAATTACTGACACTTCCGATCTCTTCAGTCTTTAACATTACTAATTTCTTAGTAGTGTTTCTATCTGTAGAAGATTTTTCAGTATCAGTTACAACAGCTTTTGTATAAATTGCTGAAGAAAGAACAGGAGTTGATGCACCAGTTGCAAAGTCAAAGCTATCACCTGTTTTCTTAGTTAACTGAACATCAGTTGCCAAGTCTTTTACCAGATTGAAAGCTCTATTTAAGTTTGTGTTGATAAGGGCTTCATAAGACATTAATTAGCCCTCCACCAAGCATTAGCGCCTTGGTTTACCTGTAACGGCTTAACAAGACGCTTAACTATAGCGGGAATTCTAGACGCTGTTTTAATATTGTCTAGAGTAATTGAACCAACTCTTAAATTATCAACTTCGCCAGTGTCATCTAATAATCCATCATTATTCAACAAGTGGTATGCTAACTCAAATGTTGCAGTAATGATTCGACTAGGGACTGTAGTAGAAACAAGTTCTACATAAACCCCTAATCGAGGATCAAAATATGAACCAGCTCTAGGAAAGGCCAGAGTTTGAGTTTCACTTACGGCAGCTCCTGTCCAGTCAAGATTGTCTAAGACCATTGTTGCAGTAACGAGAGCCTTTGCTTTTTCACCTTCAATAGCCGAAGCCCAAGCAGCTACGTCTATTCTGGTTTCAAAGTAAGAATCAGCTTCCGCAACAGTTACATAGGAGTTTGTACCCTTAACGAGTGCCATAAGTGTCTCCTAGTAAAATTAAGCGTGGAAGACTGGCAGAATACCAAGACTCAGAGCAGAGTTGAACTTACGACCCCAAGAACCAGTAGTGCTGGCAGCACCATCAGTAATCGAAGTAACAGCCTTCGGAGTACCACTTTCAATAGCATACATGTACTCGGCATCAGACGGGAACTTGTCAGCAGAACCAGCCCAGTTGTAACCAGCGGGAGCCATGACATAACCCCAACGATACCAAACAGAGGTAGCACCGCCACCTTTGTACTTGTTACCATCACGGTAGATTTCAACTTGATCGGGCACAGACAGAGGTCTCATTGCGACAGCACCAGGCAGCACAATGAAAGAAGTCTTTGTACCAACAATGTTAACACCACCACCGCTGTTGATTTTGGTCAGTTCAGCAGAAGACAAGCTTTGAGCAGCACGAGTCTGAATCAGACGGAACTTACCCTGGAAGATCGTGTTGAACATGACATTACCGTCTTGCACAGGGTCAGAGTCGACCAAGTTAGCAGAACGGAGAGAAGCCATGATCTCAGGCGAAGTAACCAGATAAGCGTACTCAGGCTCATAATCTTTATAAGCCATGCCAAAGGCATTCAAGAAGGCTTCAGCACGAGCAGCACCTTGAACAGCGGAAGTAGCTGCAACAACAGGCTTGCTAGAACCAAGATCCACGTAGAAGCCATAACGCTTGTCAGCAGGATCGTTGTCGAAGGTTTGACCGCCAAGACCAGTCTGACCAGAACCAGCTGCAGCACCGTTAAGAGCTTCAGAGATAGCCACACCCTTCAGAATAGACAACAGAGCGTTGTGTTCATCTTTAGCACGAGTTTCGGCAAAGTCACGACCAATCTTAGCAAGACCGTCTTGCTGAGTCACCACTTGTTGCATGTTGACCTTCTCAGCACCATGCGTACGAACAGTCTTAACATAGTTCAGGTAGTCTGAGCTATAGTTAGTTTTCGTACCATCAGTAGCGTCAGTCAGCGAAGCAACGTTCACAGTAGGGTTCAAAGGCTTGAACCAACGCATTTGACCAATAAAGGTCTCAGTAGAAGTATCGATATTGGGGTTATCACCAACAATACCAGTACCGACAAGCTTCTTTTCATTGGTGTAAGCTTCATCGGTATAAGCACTAATTGCTTCCTGTAACACAAAGTTATCAGCACCAGCAACGTTCGTACGAGCAGTCATTTTAAAATTTCCTTAAATTGATTTAGCCACGGAGTTTACCTTCCTTGGCGAGTTTCAAAACTTCATCTTGAGACATTTGAAATATAGATTTCTTGCCTCCAGACGTATCAGATGGCTTCGTACCACTGCTTCCAGAACCAGAACTAGTTTTCGGTTTAAACAAGAAAGAGTTGTCATCAGCGTCAGCAAAAGACTTAACAAAGTCTTTAATACTCATTCCTGTTTTATGAACCCAAACACCTTGTTCATTTTGAACAAGTTGCCCCACGATTTCACGATATGCCATTTCTACGGCATTCTCATTTCTGAAAGGGTGAGATGACAAAGAGTTTCTTACATCAATATCTCGTGTTAACTCAATATTGCGCTTTTCAGCAGAAGTAAGTTTTGCACTAAGTTCATTAACTTGCATTTCGTAGGCTTCTTTAAATTTGCCTTCTTCTTGCAAGCGTTTTAATTCAGCGTCACGCTTCTCTTTTTCAAACTCTTTAACTTTAGTCATAGCCTCATCACGAGCACTATAAGCCTTATCAAGTTTTGACTTGATGTCTCTTAATGCTTCGTCAAGCTTAGCTTGTACTAATGAGTCAACATCAGGAGGTGTGTTTGACTTGTTTTGAGAGTTGTCAGAAGCATTGTTCTGATTGCTATTCTGGTTGTTGTCAGTGTTTTGATCAGTATTCTGACCTTGGTTATCAGCCATTTTAATATCCTTTGAGTACAACTCATTAAATAATAGAAATACAATCTCTATTAATGATGGATTCAATATATAAACTACCTACCTAATATAGGTGAGTCTACACCTGGGTTAATTTAACGGGGTCTCTTAACCCACACCATACCACCCGTAATCATCTTGAAAATTGCTTGGAATTTGTTTCAGAATATCTTCCTTTTTGAGGATATCAGATTCTTTCAATAATTTTCCACCAACTCTAGACTTTCCAGGAACGGGTATTAGACCTAGCTCAATTGCTTCCTCTAAGTACTTGTCATAAAGTTCTTTTGGAAGGCCTCTTGCTTTCATTTCGTCTAATGTAGACTTAATGACATTTCGATCTAATGTTTTTGCATAAATGCCTCTTAAAGCATTTCTAGCTTTTAACATGTCTGCAGCATTTGCAAAGAAAGCATCATGAATAGTTGATGTTGTGATATTGTTTTCACGGCCCCATAAATGAAAACGTTTAACAATTACAGCATCGTTAGAATGGTTGCCATTAACAGCAAAAGCAGTTCTTGCCTTTGTTGCATCTGCAATATCATTTATTTTACCAGACTTGTTGATAACTTGCTCCCACCAAGTTGCTTCGGTCTTTTGAGGAACTTGCAAAATGTTAGTAAACCAGTTACCATTTTCATCTCGGTATCTAAGTCTTTCTTCGAATGTTTGTGTAAAGTTTTGTTCAATTGTTTTACCATCAAAATTAACCCAAGGGACATTTGTCCAGCTTTTAGGTAATTTATTAGCATAAAACACTTCTAGTTCGTTTAAAGTTTTTAGCTGTAGTAAGTCAACTTTTAAATACTTAGCACCTGTTCTTCTTGCTTTTGGATCTTGTATACCATAAACAATTTCATTTAAAGTACCATTAGGTTTCCAGAAACCAAAACGACTTAGAATCTTTTCACTAACAGGTTGCCCTGGCTTTAATCCTAATAATTCGCTTACGTAGTTAGGTAACGTGTAGCCTTTTTGCTTTGAACCTCTTAATGTAACTTTAGCAATAGTTTGCCAGTCAAAGTCTGACTTAGAAGGTTTAGCATTAGTTAAAAAGTCTTCTGCCAATCTGCCGAAAAATCTAGTAAACTCTTTTAGAATAGGAACTTGCTCTCTAAGGTACTCACTCATAATTTGAGCAATCACCTTAAAATCATTTGGTGTAACAATTTTCTCGTAAGACCTTGATAGTTTTTCAACAAGATCTTTAGTCTTAGGCTCCAGGAAATAGAGTTGATCTAAGATATCATCACCTGGATCAATCCCTTTGTTAAAGACATCCTTAACATTTTCTCTAAGCACTCTAAGTTCTTCTGCAGTTTCAGGGTCGACCTTTTCGTATCTAGCAATTCTAGCGCTAATTTCATTAAGTACTGTATCTCTGTCAGCAGCTTTTACAACAAGTGTATTAGCATCTTTCTCTAAAACTTTAGCAAGTTTACCTTCTACGTTGAAAATGCCAGTTCTTTCACCAGCACCATAGAAAGTAACCATGTTTTGAGCTTTAGCCGCCTTTCTTAAATCCTTTTCATTAAGACCAAACTTTTCATTTAAAGTCTTAAATCTTGGATCGTTATAAGTGGCTGCTGCAATCTCATCATATAAACGTTTCTTCTGAGTTGTAGGTATTACGTTGCTTAATTCAGCTAATTGTTTGTTTCGAGTTGTTAATGCAATAATCTGAGCACCTGATGACGAAGCATCTTGTTCAAGGGCTAAAGAAATTTTATAATCATTTAGCTTTCGAAGAGATGCAGTTGAGTAATCACCGCCAAGAAAATTATCAATCTTTGCAGATTCAATGGCGAATCTAAGAAACTTACCTTGTTCTTCACCATCAATATTAGCTAATAAATCTGACTCTAGTACAGCTCTAATATCGTTCGGTTTAGCACGTAACATATGATTGCCAATCTTAACCAGTTCTGGTCTCCATTTATCAGCAATCTTTTGTCTACCAGTGATTGTTAGTGAGTTAAACCGTCCTTCAAGATAATCACTAAGTCCTCCCAGAAAAGCACCAATCTGATCTTGTAAATCTTTAAATTCTTCAGGACTAAAATTCTTTGGCTCAGCTGTATTTAAGAACGGTCTAAATGTCTCACCACTTTGTGGACTAATCAAACCTCGGTCGTAAATACGAGCACGGTGATCAACAAACGGATGATTGCTAAAAGCTTTATCACTCTTTCGTAACCATTCCATTGCCTTGAATCTTTCGTATGCATCGCCTCTTGAGGCAATATACTTACGATAATTATTCAAACCATTGTAAAATTGAGCTTTGCCTTTATCATCCTCAAAGTATAATAATTTGTTAATAAAGTCATAATAGTCGGAATCAATCTTATATTTAGCCTGTGATGCCCAGTTAAGAGCATCTATAAATTCCTTATCAACAAACTCTTCAGGAAAGTCACTAAAACTTGATGTTGATGTAATTGGAATTCTTGTATCTTCAAAGCCAAGAACACCACGATCAATGAAGTAGGTTTTATAACCCTCTCTAAATACAAGTCGATTCTTATCAGATGTAACTGCAACACGAAGACCTAATTCAACTTTTCGTGTTAGTTGGGCATACTCCTGAACTCTAGGGTCTGTTACTCTAATATTGTAAGCAATAGTGTCGTAGTACGGTCCAAAGTAAGTACCACTCAGTCTACTTTTCATTCTTCTCTTTTGAACACCAAAAGTTTCAATTTCAAAGAATTTGTTTACGTTCTTAGCTTCTAAAAGCTTCATGCCAAGTTTATACCAAGCATTTCTAGCTCCGTTTAAATTGGCTAAGTTGTAAAGATCTCTACCTAATGCTACAGCAAACTGATCTCTATCTGGCAAGTCAGCAAGGCTAAGTCTATGAGCAAATTTAAGATAAAACTGTTGTAGATCTGCATCACTTAGTCGATTTTTAATAACTAAAGGAATGCTTAAATCAAAAACTTCTCTAAGCTCTCTAGCTATCTTTGGTGCAACTTTGTCTTCCCACTTGTTCTTCTTGCCAATGTTAGCAATAAAAGAATCGTGTAATTCATCAAGCTGCACTGGACCTAACACAGGATCAATGTAATTATCTTGTAACAACTTTTTCATTAAGTTAGTGTCTCTGCGCAATTGTGTTTCAATTGCATCAGATACGTTCATTACATCAAATTTTATTTGACTTTGAACAACTGCTTTGAAGTTAGCCCAAGGCTCAGGATTCTTTCTGTGGCGTGTGAAGAGTGTTCGTAGATTGTCTACAACAACAGCTCTTTCATTTACACTCATCTTTTCAGCCAAAGAGTCATTGACTGATCTAATAAATTCTTTGTCTCTATCCAGTAAGACATTGCTTTCGTCCAACAATCTAAGGTTATTAGATAAGACAGCTGGATTTGGTTGATATAGTCGGATGTCTTCATAGCGTCCAGTAATAGGATTAAACTTAAGTTGATCTTCTCTTGGAGGAGATGTCAATACCCTGTTCTTTGCAGATCTCTTAGTTCCAATTAACAAACCACGGTAGTTTGTTATTGAAAGAGTACCATCAAGCTCACCTGCTTGTAAAAGATAGTAATCAACTAAGGTATTCTTTAACTTTTGGTTATCAAAAAAGTCATCAGGTGTAGATGCACCTAATTGCATTGAATCTAGTTTCTGTTTTGCAGAAGCAAACTTTTTAGTATCATTAGGCAATTCGTAACCATCGTCAGTCATTGCTCTAAGCTCTTTAATACCAATAGAATTACCTTCTGGATTTGTAAACTTTTCAAGCCTAATCTGACCGCTATTAAATAACTGAACTTTTTGATAATCACCAAGATGCCTTAATTGAACATCTTGCGGTTGTCTAAAGAGCCAGTCATTATAAGTCTCACGCATTGGCGTTTGACCATCATAAAAGGCTTTTTGTTTATCAGTGAGACCCTCAAGGTTTCTACGTCTAACTTCAGCAGCACCTTCAAGCTTGGAAATATCATCCCAAGATTTAAAAACGGGAATCGTTGTAGAACGACAATTAAAGTGGGCCGGAGGCAAGTGCGAGGTGTCCCCAATGGGGTAGGTAGTCCCGTCTCGGTGCGCACACACAGGCGTGGTTCTGGCATCCAAGACGGCCACATACTGCCACCCCGCTAGGGCACGTTCGTTAGCTTTGTAAACAGCGTGATCGGTTTGGGCAGTTACAGAAGTAATTGCAGTAACAACAAGAGCTTTTGACTGCATACGAGTAATATTATGAACATTACCTTTCCGCACTTCTAACGCTATTTGATCAGCAGTTTTACCTTCAGAAATACCTTTACGAATTAAAGCTTCTAGTCTTTTCTTTTCACTAACACTAACACCCGCCCAACCTGCAGCAAGTGTTCTATTTTCATGTAGAGGTTTTTCTAATACAATTTCTTCAGCAATGCGTCTTTGAGGTCTTTGAGTTCTCCAAATTTGACCCATTGCATTTTCAACGTTTTGATACGCATATGACAATTGATCAGAAACCAGATCTAATAAAGATCTTTTACTAATATTAAAAGTCTCTTTATAAGTTTTTGTAAGTTCCTGATCAATAGCCTCTCTTAACTTCTCAAAGCCTTTTTGAGAAAGATTAGCGTCTTTGATAAGCTTATCGACTCGGACAGTATGACCGTCAATAACTAATTCAATCTTACCATTGACTCTTCTTTCATAAAGACGGATCATTGCCGCCCTATCTATAGCTTTGTCATATATTTGTGTATTAGCGTTGACAGTCATACTTATTCCTTGCTGTATCAACCTTTATTTGGTTTGGATTTAGAAGCTTTCTTCTTAGCTTCTTTAGCTGTGTCTAAAGCAATTGCAATAGCTTGTTTTTGAGGTTTTCCCTCTTTTATAAGCATTGAAATATTTTTAGATACAGACTTTTGAGAGTAGCCTTTGGTTAGTGGCATAGTTTATTTCTTAGCCTTTTAAGTATTGCTTTACCAATTACCAGCTTTTATAGAACTTTTTGTTGCTATTTTATAGAGGCCTCCTGGCTTTTTATTTCCAGAATGACCTAAATAATTATCAACTCTTGCATCAAACTTAGCACGCTCTGAAGACAAACCTAAAAAACCTGATGAGGGTCTTGGTCCAAAAGCTTTAATAGCTTGAGATGCAGAACCGAAACCACTTTTGCTACTTTTGCCACCAGTAGCATTTTTGTTACCTACTGGTGCTCCACGTTTACCGGCCATTTTGTTCTCCTACTTCAACATTATCGTCGTCTTTATCGTCTGTTAAATTTAACTTTTGAGCTGCTATTTGTTCAGCATACGCTAAATTAGCTTGACGATCAAGATTAATCATACTGTCAGCTGTTATCTCTTGTTGACCCTCAACATCATTGTAATCAGGCGATATCATATCATTCTGCTTAAGCATATCAAGCCAAACAGAACGAGGAATAAGCCCTTGTTGATACCACTCTGTTGCAAGTCTGAGCCAGTCAGCACCAAGAGGGATAGGATTAAAGTCAGCAGATAGTGAGAATTCAACATCAGCAGGCTTCAATTCTAAATCATAACGCCAGTTAATCATAAAGGCAATAACTTGCCTCATAATATTACTGATTTTATTGTTCAGCGTTCCTAACTGAGCAGTTTGAGCAGCATTACGGATTTCTAATGCAACACCGGATTGTGCAGTCTCAGGTGTAAGCATTCTAATACCCATCTTTGCCATTTCTTCAATAGCAGCACCAATTGCTCTATCCATATCTTGAAGAGCAGCCGTAGGCGTATCAAGAACACCTGCAGTATCACCTTGTCGCAATCGAATCCATGTACCTAAACCACCAGACACAATTTCGTCAAAGTCATCATCTGACATATCAGACGCAATGTAAGGTGTATATGTAGAAGCGCCATACAATAAATGATTGCGTCTGCTCATTTTATTATACAAAGAAATTTCTTTGTCAATAATGGGAGACAACATTGGCTCTATTGCATCAATACTACCATTTAATGGCCAAGCAGGAATCATTTTAAGTCGCTTGTCATTAGCCATTATATTAGTAATTGTGTCAGCAAGCTCAAAAGCTACTTTATATTTACCAGGCTGTTTGACAATTTGACCAGCTACCACAGGAACATCTGTTGCAATGTCTTTTCTTTCAAACACACGAATTTGATAATAGCCTGATTCGTCTAATTCATGAACATAAACAACTTCAATCAAGTCGGGGTGAAATTCATTAGTTTCATATTTTTCTTTGAAACCACGAACAATAACCCGATTTAAGATGTTTCTGCCCAGCTCATCAGTAGCAATGCGCCAGTTAATTACGGATTCAGCTTGAACTAAAATAGGATAAGGCTTATATTTAGCGATATCTTGTCTAGTCAGTGTCTCTGGATTCTTGATAGTAGGATAATCTACAAAAATCCAAGCACGACTTGTCTGGACTTCTTCCCAGAGTGCAGAATCTAAGAATGACGCAAGAGGTGAGTCATCTTTGCCAAATTCATTCATTATCCAGTTTTGTGCCTCTGAAGGCACATTATCAGGTAACGATAGAACAGGCTGTTTCCTTAACAAACCACCAACAAGCATCTTTGAGAATTGTGCTACGATACCAGGCAATTCGGCTTCTGCTTTATAGAAGTCGTATTGCTTTTGATCCATAGACGGAGAGAATGGAATCAGTAAATTGCTAAAGCGAAGGGTATCAATAGTCCCATCAAAATCTTTAACATAACGCTCCCCGCTACAAACGGCTCTGCATTTATTCCACAAAGGCTTCAAAGACTCAAATGAGGCATTTGGATCAGCTACGGTTTTTACTGTAGCTTGAGCAGCGTTTACGACAGCCATTTTTAGCCTCTCAATTTTGCATTGAACTCAGCGATTGTGCCTTTAAAGGTTTCACCACTATTGTTATTCCGTGCTGTAAAATTATCACCTTCTAAGATGATAACCCAATTAGCAGGAACACAGTCTTGAAATTTACTAATTTCAGCTTTAGGCTCTGTAGCCTTAACTTCTTTAGTAATTGTTACAGAGTCTTCAATTTTAGAAGTAACCTTAGGATTAATACTAATCATTTATCCACCTTCTTATCTAATTTTTCCTCAATTCTGTCTAACTTATTAAACAGTGTCTCAGTAATTTTTGCAAGTTCTTCACGTTTAACGTAATCGCCTGCAACAATAACTTCGATATTAGACAGCTTTTCGGCTAATTGTTTGTCTGACTTTTGAAGATCTCGAAGTGTGTCCCACATCACCTTCATTGACCAGCCTCCCAATGCGCCACATACACCTACAACAATGTTAAAAAGTTGTTGATTATCGCTCATTTTCCCAACTTTCCATTAAAATGCCTAACCCCTAAGCGTCAGGAGGTATCGGCCAAGTTACAGCCCATGGAAAACCTTCTTGTTGAGGAAGGTCTCTCAGTTTTTGTCTATATAAAGTCCAATTGGTTCTAGATTCTTCTGAAAGACCAGTATCTGGTAATTGTGTCCAGTCGCAACGAGATAGACTTAACATTCTTTCCACTCTAACTTTTCTGGCTCTTTCAAAAGTAGCTGTTTCACGCTCACTTTCAGTCATTGGTCTTACTATCCATCTTTGGTAGTAAATTCCATTAGAACCTAGAGTTGGAAAATCTTCGTCTGCAATGTTTGGATACTCTTGGTATGGGATTTGAGTAAACTCATACATGCCAAAACCAAGAGATTTTACAAAATCTGGTGTATAAATATTAGGAAAGGTGTGATTTGGAAAAAGAATCTTTAAGTTTTCTTCGGTTATTGGATATTTAGAAGGTTGATCACCCTCCAGTTTAACAAACATTGTCATTACGCACCTCACTAAAGGTCTAAAAATATGGGATATTCAGGCCATGTAACTTTAAAAGGGAACAAGGCTTGATTGGGAATATTTTTTAATTCCAAAACGTATTTCTCTAAAGCTAATCTTTCTGTGTACAATAGAGATAAGCTGTTTAACCGTATTTCGGCTACAGCAACTTGACTACGTATGGAATTATTTATTTGATCTTCTAGATAAGCTCTAGCCATGGCGTTATTTCCAGGGCTGTCAATTTCACAAGTTCCTGAAAATTTTAATTGTTTCTTGAACTTATAAGAATAAGAACCTGTAGAGTTCCTTTCATAGCCTTCTACAAAAGTTTCAAACACAAGACCTTGGTCAATTTCTTCTGGTGGATCATTTGGTTCGAAAAGAACAAATCCAGTATTTTCTAAATCCTGCGGTTTTATGATATATGGAAGTTGCCTTGTGACTAACTCTCTTAAGTTAGATTCCAATATTGGATAGCCAGCAGGAACTCCATTTTCTAATTTTAAAAATAATTGTTCCATATTAGCCTTAGTATTCAATTGTTACAAAACTTAAATCACTTCCGTAATCAGTACCTACAACAATAGTGTAAGATTGTCCTGGAGTTACAGAGATATTTGAATAGGTAACTGCAGCAGGTGATGCATCAACTCCTGAATTAGCGCCTGCAAAGGTATATCCAAAGGCAGTCGAAGCACCTCCAGCATAAGGGCCTGTTGTACTAACTACAGAAACGTTAGTAGGCTCATATGCAACTGGTGTAAAAGACCATCCACCTGAAATACTAGAAGGCATTGAAGCCAAGTTACTAGAAATTGAAGGTGTACCTGTTCTGTACAATTGCTGACTGATGCTGCTAATGTATCTTAAGTACAAAGATGTTGTACTGCAATACATTAAATAAGCAATTCCTACAGAGGTAATTGTATTTGTAAATAAAGGAACTGCATTTAAGGTGCTTAAAGCACTAGATACAACACCATCACAAAAAGATTTTGTTAAAGACGATCCAAGGGATGTGCCAAAACAGTTACTGCCGCTATAAGTAGGACCGGCTGATATAATATTCCATCCAAAGGAAGTATAAGAACTTTGCTGTCCTGCACCACTACCACCTCTTCCGGTAACTGTCACTGAAGTAACGCCAGCTGGAGCAACCCATGAGTAAGTGCCAGGAGTAAGATAACTGATAGCACCACCAGTTGTTTTCGGCCATTTATTCTTTTGAATTAACTGAGCTACAATATCAACTGGAAATACTCCATTTGCAGGAGTAGTTTTTGAATTAGATACAGGAGTTTGCCTTGAGGCTGTTATTAAGCCATTTTGATATCTTGTTCTCATAATACACCTGTATTCGTTGATGGAAATGCTCTTCCACTTCCCCAAATAATTCTAACAGCGCCATTCTTACCTTGGTTAGAGCTATTGGCTATACTACCTATACCGCCTGACGCACCACCATATAAGCCACCTTGTACACCAGAGCCATTGTTTCCAAAAGAACCTCCACCGCCTGGTGTTCCAGCATTAAAACCACCACCTGCTCCATTACTACCCTGTCCTAATAAAAGAACACCGCCTCCGCCTGTCGTAACGTTATTAGGACCACTTGAGCCTCCACCGCCACCTCCACCAGAGCCATTTCCGCCTGCAGCTGGTCCAAATCCACCAGAGCCGCCATTACCAGTATAGCCTCCAGCGCCACCACCCTGTCCACTACGATATCCATATTCAGCAGTATAGTAGTCAGTAGAGCCAGCACCACCTCTGCCACCTCCATCATAGCCACTTCCAATTTGTGGGCTGGAGACATCACCAGAGTATCCTCCAAAACCGCCATTCGCAACTAATGGTGTGCTAGAGCCAAATGATGACGAACCTGCAGTAAATGAGTAAGGAGAGGCATAAACTTGGGCATTGGTAGCGCCTACGACAACTGTGTAAGATTGTCCTGGAGTTACTGCAATATTGTTCTTGTATGCTAGTGAACCTGCAGAACCTCCATAAGCTCCACCAGTACCGCCAGCACCAACAGCTACAACAGAGACTGAAGTAACACCGCTTGGACATGTCCAAGAATAAGTTCCAGCAGTTGTATAACTGGATTCTCCAGTAACGACATTTGTGGGAGTAATTGCGTTTGAAGCACCACTTGATGCACTAGAGCCAGCTGCATTTACAGCTTTTACTGTAAAAGTGTAACTAGTTCCATTTGTTAACCCTGTTATATTAATGGGAGAAGAACTGCCAGAGGCTGTAATATTTCCAGGGTTTGATGTTACAACATAACTTGTGATAGATAAGCCACCTGTATCAGTAGGGGCGATAAATGTTACAGTAGCTTGAGCGTTACCAGCTGAGGCTTGTACACTTGTAGGTGCTCCTGGAACGCTTGTTGCTTTTGGCCACGCACTCTCAAAAACAGATTGTGAATGCCTCTGGCGAATCCAAGAACCCGAAGCAGCGCCGGTATAAGGCGTACCAGAGCTACTTGGTTCAGAAGCAGTTACCAGTCCCGCTTTATACCGTCTGCTCATTACGAAATCTCCTCGTAAGTTACAACAAATGCTATCTTGCTAGACGTGCCTGAAGTTACAACAATTGATTTATCTTCTTCAAGATAAAACGCTGTGGATTTATCACAAAGAATCAATGCTGCATTTGCAGGAACAGAAATTGTTGAAGCAATTTGATATGAAGTTCCACTACCACCTGCCGAGGTGTTTATAGAAACCGTAGCAGCAATAGCATTAGTGCCATCAATATTAGTAGCCATGATAGAGTTTATTTTAAAAACTTTACCACTACTTGCTGAGTTTGCTAATAATACGTTTGCAGATGTATTTGCAGGCGTTAAGTACGCCGTCTTTCCAATAATAGTTGAAACGTTTACAATATTTGGTGCAGCCATATTAACCTCCGAAGATCATAGCCATGGCAATAGCTTTTCCAGTTGATACACCAGAAGCTGCAGGTGCTTGAGACACCCATTGGCTTCCGTTACTTACAAGAGTATTTCCAGCAGTTCCAGGTGCTATTTCAGATATAGCACTTGTGCCATTGCCAACTAACAATGAATTAGATGTTAATGATGTTTTACCAGTACCACCTTTACCAACAGAAACAGTGCTAAGTGTTAACGAAACACTTGTTGTACCAGAACCAGACACATCACCAGAAAAGGTTATTGACTGATTTCCTGTTAAATAAGTGCTAGTATCCAAAGACCACGTATTTGTACTTGTTTTCTTTAAGAAACCAGAAGTGCCAGCTAATGCCGCAATAGCATCTAAATCACCGTCCCAAGCTTGAACGTTAGAGCCAATAGCTAAACCTAAGTTAGATCTAGCAGAGGATGCATTAGTAGCGCCAGTACCTCCATTAGCCAAAGCAACAGTACCAGTTACATTACTGGCTGTTCCAGTAGTATTTTGGTTTAGGGTTGGTATGTCAGCAGCGACTAAAGCCCTAAATGTTGGTGTACCAGACGTTCCATTAGGTGCAGCTAGGACATAATTGGCTGTTTGACTAGAAAAATTACTTGGTGTTACAGATAGTGTGCCACCTAATGTAATATTTCCACTAGATGTTACAGTACCACTGAGAGACAAGCCAGAAACAGTACCAGTACCTGAAACAGATGTAACAGTACCTGTAGTGCTAGATGTACCAGCACCGATAGCAGATCTAAAGCTAGCAGCATCTAAGGTTGATACAGTGTTATCTGCATTAAATCTAAGGAAAGTAACTGCTGATGGATTAGTAATTGTAAATAAATTACTACCTGCAGTTGTAGCACCTAAGCCTGTTCTAGCGGCTGCAGCTGTAGTTGCACCAGTACCTCCTTTAGCTACAGAAATTGTTGTAGCATTCCAAGTACCAGACGATATAGTGCCTAAAGTGGTGATGTTAGCACTACCGCTCCAAGATGATAATGCAGTGTTCTCAACGTTGGCTAATCCAACATCTGATTTAGATACTGCACTCCAAATTGGTGCTGCCGAAGCTGAGCCATTACCAGTTTGACTTAAGAACATCTTAGTCGTAGTAATATTACCAGCTAATTTGGCTAAAGTATTTGAAGCACTTGAATAGATTAAATCACCAATTGCATACGATGTTAAACCAGTCCCGCCTTTTGTAGCACTTACTGTATTTAAAGTGAGTGAGACACTAGTAGAACCTGAGCCTGAAACATCACCAGAGAAGGTGATTGTCTGGTTACCAGTTAAATATGTATTGGTGTCTAGAGACCAAGTGTTAGAAGCAGTTTTTCTAAGTAAACCAGAAGTAGCAGAGATTCCTGCAATCGCTGTCAAATCTGCATCTAACGGTTGGAAGTTAGTGCTTACATAATTTTGGGTAGCATAGTTAGAATCATTAGTGAATGTACTTATATTTGTTGGCTGAGTATATGAGAAAACTCCAGTGCTAGAATTATAACTCAAACTGCCTGAAGCCGATACAGCAGCTCTTGCTCTTGCATTAGTAAAATAAAGATTCGTAGAACCTTCAGTTACTGAATCAGTGGAACCAGGAGAAGCTGAAATTTCAACATAGGCGGACCCAGACCAACGATAAGTCTTACCTGTATCAATTGCTACAAATATCTTACCTGTAGTCCCTGACACAGGGAAGCTTGCTAAGTTTGCATACTCAAGAACATCATCAACAAAACTTGGTAACTGTGAAGACGGAACTAAACCTGAACCGTCAAGCGTAGCAACACCATTTGCAGCACCTTTTTGAGATGTCGGTATAGCATTATTAGCAAGATCGTAAGCTGCCTTGACAGCAGAAGCTGTAGCTGCTAATGTTGTAGATGTACTAGATACAGTATCGTTAAGCTGAACAATACCTGCTTGTGAAGTGCTTGCAGTTGATACATTAAGGCTTGTACTAGTAATTGAGATACCGGTTCCAGGCGCTAAATATGTATGAGTGCTTGCACTGTCATCCCAGAACAATATACGATCTGCATTAGGATCTGCTAACTGATTTACAACAATATTGTCAAGAGTGTGAATATGACCTACCGCTGCTTTTCCATCTAAAGCTGTTTGAAGTCCTGTGACGTTAGCAATAGTATGATCATGACTATTATCAGCAACTGTAGCAGTAATAGTAATATCTGAACTACCATTAAAACTTGCACTACCTGATACATCGCCACTCAAACCTATAGAACGACTTGTTTGTAATGTAGTAGCTGTTGATGCATTACCTGTTAAAGCAGCAGTGATAGTCCCTGCACTGAAGTTTCCAGAGGCATCTCTTTTAACAAGACTTTCAGCAGTGTTTGTGCTTTCAGGATTTAAACCATCAACAGTATCTGCGTCAAGACCACTTCCAGAACCATCAACTGTTTTAATTTTTGTTAAAACATCACTAGCAGTATAGCTAGAGCTTGCTAACTTAGCATCTAAAGCTGACTGAAGACCTGTAATAGCATAAATAGTATGCTGATCAGCCGAACTTCTTCCAGTTAAATTACTATGGTCTGTAGGTAAGACTGAAGTTTGATAGTTAGCGTTTGATGTTGCTCGTCTAACAGCTGCAATTACAGCTTTAAAAGTATTTGCAGTAGAAGCACTAGTTGCTAATACTACCTGATACATTACGGCAATTTCTGGCAATACAAAACCAGAAGGATTAAATGCTTCTCCAAAAGCATCATCTAGTGTTGCATGCTGCAGATGACCAATAAATGCCTTTATGGGATACTTAACATCGTTCGTTGCTACAATCCAATAAACAATGTATTTGTTTCCATCAGAATCAACTAACTGTCCTGTGCCATTTGTTAGAGGATTGTATTTAACACAACCTCCAGCAGTAGGAGCAAGCCACGGATATGCTGCAGGCTCTGACATTATATAAGCACTGCCGCTCTTGTAAAGTACTGGTAAATAAGCCGTCGTTTCGAGAATTTGCTCGTAATTGTTTACAGGTGATGCTGCATGAACGATACTGTGTGAAAGATCTTCATCAATCAGCGTAATTGGCGTTGTAAAACCAATATTCATTGTACCTGCAGTGTTTGCAGAATAACTAGCAGTTCCGCCTGATCTCCAAATAGCACCAACGTTTAAATGTTGATGTCTATGCCATTCGGTATCTCTAGAAGATCCGTGTCGTTCATCAGCAAATACTAGCGCCTTATCATTTACAGCATCCCAATAAACATATGCTACAAGAATATCAGATGCAAACGATGGAATAGAACCAATCTCAACTAATTCATTTGTTGTGGTGTCGTATTTAACATAGCGACCTCCACTCGTATCTGCGATAACAAGCGTCTTTGTAGTAGATACTGTTATTGCAGTACCGTTTTTATAAATCGTATAAGAACCTGAGACAGGTGCTAAAGTAATTGTCCTAGTAGATTGGTTAAATGATAAAGAACTGGATGTCCTATCTGGAAAACCAATTAAGTCCTTTGTGATTGCACCAATCTCACTAGGAAGATTTTCAATACCTGCTTTGAGATTGATAAAGTTGTTATCAATTTCGGCATTGGATAAGGGGCTACCTTTGGCTGTAGCACCTATCTCTCTAGTAGTAATTGCAACCATGCTAGCCCCTTGAGATTAAGCTACAACAATTTTCCAGGTAATGGCCATTGAGTCTGCAGCGTCTTTATTGACAACGTTAAACACAGTACGGCAGAGCATAGAGCCTGTAGTACCATCGTTGAAAACACCAGCTTCAGTAATAGCACCAGTACCAACGCCAGGACCAAATGTAGCAACATATTGGACTGAGTCATTAGTAACGTTTGTAGTAACACGAGTCGTGCTAGTCAAGGCAACTCTAGCAGCTTGAGCTAACAAGGCAGTGTCAGAGGCTTGAGCAGCAGTAGAGCTAGTACCAATAGCCATATGAGACATAACTGCAGAAGCAGCGCCTTCCATGCGGCTAGTAATAAAAGCCAAACCAGAAGAAACAACTAAGTTTTTCTCATGTTGCTCTTTGATCTTGCCTTCAGCATCGGTAACAACAATAGTTAACGTGCCTTTGGCGGAAATGCTATCTTTTAACATTTTGAGTCCTTAAAGTGTGTAAATTTCACCAGCATACCTTTGAGACGAATAGTCTTCTAGGAAATAGCTTTGTTTGTATATCTCTACAGTTTGAGTAGAGCCAACTAATTCTGATACATTCTTTGTTGAATGCCTTGATGCAGAGTCACTGATGGTGCTTGTCGAAGTTTGCGCTTCTTCAATTATTAGACTTGCCAAGAAGTCTGTTGAAATTATCTGTACAAAATCTTGAAATGATTTTGAATATGATTTTCCAATTATTTCAGATGTTATTTGAGTATCTGTTATTCGTTTTGTTGTATTTATAAGACGAGTGTCCGTGGGAGCTAAAGATTCAGTTAAGTTCTTTATAGCCTCCACATCTACTGTATCAGATACAAAAGACGAACTGCTAAGCGGTTTTGCTAAGTTTTTAGCAAGAGTGTCAGATACGTCTGATATGTTTTGGAAAGGTTTATTTATAGAAATTGACTTTGCACTTAACGTTGATACGGCATCAATACGATTTTTAGAAACTAACAAAGTAGCACTATCAACGACCGAATTTAATTCGTTAAAAGCTTTACTTAATAAGAAGTTAATAAACTCTGTTGTTACTAGAGACTCTGTTGGTATTTTATTAAATGCAACTACAACAAAGTCTAATTTGTTTACTGTATTAGTAAAAGTTTTAGTAACACTTTTAAAGACTTGTTCAGTGAGTATGTTAATGTCGGCAAAAGACTTCGCAATCACTAATTTAAAAACATCAGAAACAGTTTTAGCTTCTTGAAAGTTTTTACCTGTTTCAATTGATTTCAAATCTTCAACTGAGCTAACTGAGTCAAAGCTTCTTACATAACTTACAACCCTTGCGAATTCATCAGTTTTATAAACAAGATGTGTTATATTCTTTACAAATTGGATAGACTGATCATCATCTGCTACTGCTTGACCAAAGAAGTCATCTGTAGCATCAAGTGTTTCCGTAAAGTTTTTAACAATTTGTTTATTGACAACGTCTTGCAATGATCGAATTTCGATTAAAGCTTTTGAAACTGTTTTTCGAGTAGTATCGGAATGTGAAGTTGTAGAGACTATTCCTTTACTTATTGCAAATGTAACATCTTCAAAGTTAGAAGTAGCTTCAACAAAGGCTTTAGTCAATGTTTTAGTTACAACATCTGCAATGTCTGCATTTGTTCTTAAAACTTTTGAAATAGCTACAGAATGAATATCTGTAATTAAATTAGTATCTAAAGATCCAACATTCCTCTGACGCAATGTATCAACAAGATCAGAGAAGACAACACGATCTTCGAAGTAACGGCCAATGAAGAACGAGTTATCAGGTATATTATCATGTAATATATCGGATAAGTCAGTAAAGACATTAAGCGAACTATCGCTGCCAGTCTTTACTTCATCATAACCAGTTTTTGTAGTGATGCTTTTAGTTACAGAGCTAGTATAAGCAGAGCCAGTAGACAAAGCTCCTGAATCTACATTTATAGAAGCTTTATACTCTTTTGCAGATAACTTAACGGTCTTGTCTACCATAAGCCCTCCTATTAACCTGGTACTAGGTGTGTCGGGCTAAACAGTAATTCAACCATACCTCTTATTGGTTTCCATGTTCTAGGAAAGCCATAACTAGAAGGTTCAGACACTCTTAGCTCAAAGAAGCCATAAACAGGGCTGTCAACTTGAGGCTCTACAGCCCACGTACCGCCAAGTGTTAATGGAAACTGAACGTAAATTCTATTAGGCGCAGTAGTAGTCCATTTAGTGCTAGCTGAAGGAATTGTAGAGTTAACTACAGCTTCAGTAGCTTCTCTTAACTTTCTATAATAGAGTCCGTTGTATAAAACAACATCTTCTGTGTTGTATGCTTGAGCAGAATCCCACACACCTCTATAAAGAGGCACTCTAACTGTTAAAACAGTTTGAACACCATTTGGCTTATTAGTAACAGGTCTATCAGTTTGACCAGCTACATTCAAAGCTTCAATTACAACTGCCTCATACGAATATGGGACAGTGCTAGTTGATTCAATAAAGTCAAGTGTAATAGGATATTCTAGCTGCTCACCTTTAACAAAAGACCACAGAACAGCACCAGAGTCTGTTAATAGGTCTTCTGTTGTATTTGTGATTCGTGATCGAGCCATATGAATCCTTAAAAAGAAAAACCACGAGATGTTCTCTTTGTTCCTTGATTGACAGGAAATAAATATTCTACACCATATCTAATACCATCAGAGAAGTGTTCAACACCTTCTGACTTATCGATTGTTGCTATATCTGGATTGTTATCAACCCACTTTGTTCTTTCAAGTGATGTTATCACTCCTGAGCATCTAGGATGCACATAAAGTTCAATATCACCTGCAGCATTCATTAATTTTCTATTAACAGCGGCTACGGAGTCCACAATAGGAGGAGCTTTGCTATGAGCCAAGCACTTGATACCATGAGATTCGAGAATAGAAAAGTCAGTCCGACCGACAGGAGCAGAGGACTTTCTTGCTCTTCCTGATGGGTCTGGGTATGCAAAGATTTTGTGCCCTTGAAACCGATTACGGATAGCAATTGCCAAAGTTTCAGTATCAGGGTGTCCTTTAAACTCTTCCAAAATGTGGATTTGCTTTCCTCTAATCGCCATAGCAGAAGTACACTGTAAACCCACGTTAAAATCAATATTAAGATGTACGTCTTCACCACGTTCTCCATCAGAAGGTTCGGCAAAGTCGGGTATTTCATCGGTAACATGCTTCTTACGGTCAAAGCAATAGAACACGTTATTGCCAGACTCTGCAAAGTTAGCAAGATACTCAGATGCAAATTCAATAGGATCTAAGTTCTTTTTGATTCGTTCGATTTCAGCAATATCAAGAAATGGCGATTCTGTATAATCAAAGTGATATGATTTCCAGTTTCTATCTAATTCTTGATATGTATAAAGTTCGTGAAAATAGTTATAACCTTTTGGTGTACTAATAATCAAAGCTCTACCAGGACTTTTAGCCTTATAGGTCAAAGCTCTTTGATTAGACCATCGTGTTATAATTGTCGGTTGTATAACACCTTGCCATGCTTCTTTAGGGCTAATACCTTTCTTACAGGAAGATACTTCGTCCCACACAACAAAGTAAGCACCTTTACCCCGCATTCTCTCAACAGCTTCGTATGACAGTAAGCGGAGTTCCACATTCTTAGGAAACACAAAACGACCTAAATCTCTAGAGGATTTAAGTGCATAGTCTTCCATTCCCAAATCGTAATTGATCAGAGGATAGTAAATATCTGTAACTTGATCGTATGTCGGAGCGATAATGTAAACAATCTTGTTAGGAACTTTTTCAGCAAGCTCTAAAAGTTCAAATACAGCAGTCACACCAGCGGTTGCTGCCATAAACGACTTACCCCAACCCCGAGAACAACAAACCACAGCAAATCTATTTGATTTGTTTACAAATAAATCTTCATAAACCTCTGATTGGCCTGCATGAAGATTAATGGACATATTACCACTTTACCTTATTAGCCCAATAAGCCGCTGACATCTTGCCTTTTGCAATATCATCAGCATGTCTAGCTTTAAATGCTTCTCTGCGTTTACGATCTGCTTCAGATTCACCTTCACGTTTAGGTGACCCACTAACACCTTGTTGACCAAATCTAATCAGTTTAACTTGTGTGCCTTCTTTGGCTAACACAGCATGCGATTTATTGGGATGATTTGGTGTTCTTTTTGGAGAATTGTATCCCTCAAATGTTTCTTTACCACGTTTAATAGTCATCTTCATTGTCCTCATCAAATTCTAATTGATCGGGCTGTGTATCATTAGCCACATAGACTTCACCCTTCTTTGTTAAGTTAACAATTAAGGGCATAGGTTTCTTTTCTTCAACGATGGTTGTTTCAGGAACACGTCCATAGCCATAACGAAGCAATTTATCACCTATTGCAATTAATTTATCATAGATGGCATGATGTACCTCAGGTCGATAAGATTTAGGTTTACCTGTGGCTGTCAATTCCACAATAATACCATCTCTTATCTTTTCTTGACGTTCTAACTCAGCTTCTAATCTTCGGTAGTTAGTGACTAACTCACCAATAGGATCATAACGGAGTTGTGTCAATCTAGCCACAGACTTACGTCCACCAGCATGAAACTTAGGTACACCAAGTTGATTACCAGGCTTCCATGCGGGCTGTTGATTATCACTCTCAGCCATAAGCGCCTTCCTTCTATCAGTTTCAACTTCAAAGTTCATTCAAAAATCCGTTACGCATCAAGCACTTACGTAACAGCTGGCATTTTAAAGACGCTCCATATAGTGATAGTATTATTTTAGTTATTAATAATAAATAACTAACTACTATAACAACTATATAGAACGTCTATAATAGCGTTATTAAGGATACCTAAAGGTATATATCCTCGGAGAGGCATCCTTGGGTTAATTTAACGGGTTCTCTAAATGCTTATTTCTTTTTCTTCTTACTGTTAGCCCTGTCATAAGCCAACAGAAGTTCTTGAACAATTGCTTGTATCGAATAGGCTTCAAACTCATTCGATGGTTCTTTCTCACCAATTGACAGCTTTATTGCTTGCCAAATATGAACAGCTTCGTGCACAATTAAAGCTACCTTCTGAGTAGGTGTCACATCCTTTCTAGAGGCATCAATAGTAACAATTGCTATTTGTTTGCCACTCTCATGTGAAAAGAAATGAGTTGTTGCATCTGCACCTTTAGAAATAAAAGCAGGCCAGATCTTTTTAGATATCTTTAGTTTAGTAAGCTCTTTCTCGTATTGCTCCTCATTAACTACAAGACAATAGTAATAAGG